AGTCTTTTATTTTGTTGTAAGCGGTTGACTGTCAAGCGATTAATGATGTTGATGTTTTGTGTGGGTAACAAAATAGTAACAATAACGCAAATCCAGTCTTTGGTATCTGTTTTATATGGCAAAGGTATGAAAAACAATCCGTCGGGTGAATGTTTTAATGTACTTTAATGGGGATTCATTGGCTTTCTTGTGGTCAGATTTTCACCTTTAACATACATTAACTTGGTTGCCCTACTATATAACTACCATATAGCTACTATATAGCCAACATAAAACTACTATATATCTACTATATATCTACTGCACAATGGGCAGAAATCTCACGTCTTCCGGGGATTTGGAGGATAGAAATAAAGTTCCTATATTTGCACCGTCAATCAGTTGCGGTTGGCGCAATAAAATGCCCTTCTTCAAGGTATTACATACCTACCAAATAAATAGGTGTCCCCAAGTTCTTGACCGCAACCAAGGCTTGGGGATTTTTCGTATTTGGGGATTGACATTCAGCGGTTATACAGGGAGACATTTTGGCCGCTGTCTCAAACCCTCTACAAGGCTGCATAAAGCGGTGCACGGAAACGTGCAGGGAGTGCGATAGAGGGGAGTCGAATCTGGACTCGCACCATGAGCGTAATGAAACAGATGAAGTGTTGCGGCCCTGCTGGTTTGCGCATTCCTTGAAAACGGACTCACGTTCGGTTGAAAATAATCAAAGGAGACCCCTGCGGCAGTTGGTGAGAAATTTTTTCTTGCACTTCTGCTTAAGGGACTCTTTGTCCATGTACGGATCTACGATTGGTTGTTCAGTTGTTTATACTTGATAAATATATTATACAGGAACAACTAAGTAAAATTTATTAGTTAAAGACTTCAGTTCAAAAATAAAAAGTCGAAAAATCAAAATAAAAAAATGTCGGAAATGGATATCAACAAAGAAATTCAAGCACTGAAAAAAGATGTCAAAGAGCTACAGAATGACATCATAAGCAACAGAGATGACATTTATGATATTAAAGAGTCTTCTAATGAATTAGGCGCAGCGATATTTGTAGTAGGCGGTTTATTATCCATTGCGCTATTCGTATTATACGTTTTAGTGATTTGCAAGTTGTAAACTCCTCACGATACGGTTTAAGTTCTAAACCATTCCATAGAGGAATAATCTGCTTGCGTCCCTCATCTGTAGTAATATAGGTGTCTCCATCTGGAGACAAGTAGCCGTCATCTTTCATCAGACAAAGCACGGTAAGGTCGTGCCATGCACTTAGTTTACCCTTGTGCAGGCTGATGAACTTCCATATTTTCTTCTCTTTTCTATTTCTTTCAGGAAGGTATTCCAGAAGTGCATAAAGAATTTCTACCTCGTTTAATTTCATTTGAACAACATTGTAATCCGGCACTATATAATTTCAACGGAATTTTGTATATAATTTCTTGCCGAAATTGTATTTTTTTTGAAACAGGGAAAATCAACATATATCATACTAAAGTAATGAACCATTCCATAGGCTATAATGTATAAATTATACTAAAAGTCATTATAGTCAAAAGTTGTAGCAAAGAGGAAGTTACCGTCAATATCAAAATAGCTTCGTATGTATTTCAAACCTAATGTTTTCATGAGCCAACGATAGTCAGTTCTATTTGTTCCGTAAGCACCTGACTCCAGCATCCTTCTTGCATTCTGTTTTGCGAGCAGATAACTTTCCTTTTTTATTTCAGCAATCTCCTCATCGGTTAAATCGTCAATACTTAAAAGGACTTTGAATTTAGACGTGAATGTCCAGTTGACGAAGGTTACAGAATAGCAAGTGGTTATCTCGTCTACCTGCAATGGTAGCTGCTTGTTTGCATCCTGGCAAAGGTTTACATAAAATTGATAAATCTCTTTTTTCGTTTCTTCCAAAGAGTCCGTCTGTGCATTGGCTGACAAGGTTAGGAAGGACAATAATATAATAAGAAGCCTCTTCATTTCTTCTGCATTTTAATTATCCTACATTTACATTTCTCTTACTGAGTCCACCGATGTTGGAGGCAAGAGTGTCGTAACACTCCTTAATCGCTTCGTACTTAGCCTTCCAGATGGATTCGTCCTGTGATGGTGTGATGGCGGCTTCGACCTGTGCGCTGCCACTGTTGGACTTGCACATCTCGCCCTCACCACGGAGAAGCCATTCGGCTGAGATGTCAGGGAAGACATGAAGGAAGCCTTCAATCATTGCCAATGAAACGGCTTGGTCTCCACGAATCTGGCGATTACATGTTACTTGCAGCATACCAATCATTTTTGCAAAGGCCGCTATACTTATTTGATTACCATTCAAAATTGACTTAATTCTCTGAGCCACAGTAGTTTCCATACATTATTTACATTTTAACCATACTTAAATAATCATAAACGACTAATGAATAATTCATAATTGCATTGTTTATTATACAAATATGATTATCTTTGCACCGTTGAAAGTTCAAGGATTACTCCTTAGCTTGTAAAAGATTTACAAAGATAATAAACAAAAATGAATATGCAAGCGGAATACAAAAAAATTATCAAAGTATCGCCAGAAAGTTGCACAAAGCTGGCTGCTCTGCATAACTGCTCAAAGCAGAGTGTGTATGCGGCACTGGCGTACAACACACATTCCTCCCTGGCAGGAAGAATCCGCATGGATGCTCTGAATGTGTTCGGGGGAATAGAGGCGGAAAAGGTAGTGTTTTACTAAAGGAGAATGGATATGATAAAGAGAATATTAAAACTATGGCTGAAACGAAAGATGAGAAAAAGATTTGGCGAGTCAGCCGTGCACTTCAATGAAGCATTCGAATGGGTATCAGACTCGCCAATGAGAGAGTGGAAGACCAAAATTGGTTGTATATCCCAATGCTGGAGTCGCACGACTTATCCAAATCGGGATTTACCGATAATAGAGATAAACTTACAGTGCGCCATCAGAATGTTCAACGCTCTCAACAAGTAAGGTATAAAGGACGTACTGATAATCCATGTCTCTCCCTTTGGGCTTGAAATAAACCTGGGAAGAGACTTGTTTGACAACCCATCCTTCTCCAATGAGTTTAGTCAGTTCATTTTCGTTCAGTTCCAACTTAATGTCAGCGTCAAACTGAATTTCCTTAGTGAATGTAATAACTTTCTGTTTCATAAAATCGAATTAAAATTAAACATAAAACGTAGCTTCGGCAAAGATACAAAAAGAAAACAACAATCGGGCAACGGCAGTAATTGAATAAACCATATTACGTAGCCACTTCTGTTTCATGAAGCTGCCGACCCGATTTTAATAAGGAGGACAAGATATGAATGAACTAACCATGATAGATGACGAGAGAATGACTTCCCTACAGATTGCAGAGGTGACTGGCAAACCTCACAGCGATGTGATGAAGGCTATCCGCAAAATGGAGGTTGCTTGGCAAAAAGTATGTGGGGGAAAATTTTCCCTGACATCGCAACTCATTGATATGCCGAACGGAGGAAAGAGAAAAGACCCCTGCTACTCCCTCACCAAAGAGGAATGTCTCTACATCGCTACTAAGTTCAACGATGAAGCAAGAGCGAAGCTGGTGAGGAGATGGAAGGAACTTGAAGAGGCCCATCGCCCGGCAGTCCCTCAGAACTACCTTGAAGCACTCAAGGCGATGGTAAGGATTGAAGAGCAGAAGCAGCAGCTCGCAATCGAGAACCAGAAGCAGCAGGAACAGATATCGGACATCAGCCGTGAGAATGTGGAACTGGGGAACAAGATAACCGAGATGCTTCCGAAAGTCAGCTATTACGACAAAATCCTTGAGAGCAAGAGCACGATGACGGTGACGCAGATAGCACAGGACTACGGAATGAGTGCAGTGAAGATGAACAGAATCCTTGCAGAGTTGAAGATACAGAGGAAGGTGCAGGGGCAGTGGATATTGTATAACAACTACGTTCCGTGCGGCTATGTCCATTCCAGAGCAGTAGACATTGTAAGGGCAGACGGACGGAGAGACGTGAAATACAACACCGAATGGACGGTGAAGGGTAGAATCTTCCTCTACAACAAACTCAAGGAGAGCAATATCATTCCGCTCATAGAGCAGGATATCAAGAAAGAACCAGTGCAACAGGCATTAAACCTATAGGATTATGGATGAAAAGGGAATAAAGAAGCAGCTCGACCGCATAGAGCTGTATACGATGCTGGCAGCGAAGAACGTGCTGAACATCACTGAGGCAGCCTTCATCCTTGGGATGACTCCGCAGGGGGTGAGGCAGAAGGTGAGAGACCGGGAGATAGCAGCCTACAAACCGAACCACAACAGGCTCTACTTCCAGAAAAAAGACTTGGAACGCTGGATGCTCCAGAACAGGAGAAAGACAGCGGAAGAACTTGAAAAGGAAGCTGTTCGACAAGTGTTATATAAATAAGTTTGAGAAAGCGCACATAGCTCATGGGAGCAGAGTCTGCACTGGATAGTCAGACAAAGGGCAGTTCGATTCTGCATGTGCGCCCTACAAGCCCGATGCCGAGGCTATGAATCGGATGGGATAAACCTTCCCGAAGAGGTACGCATACCCAAAAGGAGTGCTGTTAACTACAGATGGTGCTTAGATGCGGAAGTAGCAAGGTGATTACCTACACCAAAACAGGTGGAAATGGGAAAGTCTTGGAGTGCCCGGTGAAGATGCAGTTTTCTGCCGAGACCTTTTAAAGGTAGCAGGATTCGGAAGCGCACCCGAACAAAGAATGTTCTAATGCAGCCATTGGTAGTCCCAAGCCTACACAAATGCAGAGGGGAACAGGGAGGCAGGATTTAAGCCATTTGGTCTTGCCTTTGGGTGGTATGTACTGCGTGTCTGTGTGCGTCATACCACCATTTTTTGATACCATACATTTTTTACTCATATTTTTTATATTCTTTTCCCCATGGTTCGTGAGAATAGTGGGGCTTTTAATTTCAGAACTTAAAATCAAAAGATATGGACAATTACAATTACCCTATGGGAGCCGATACACCTGACGCTCCCTGGAATCAGGAGATTCCTGAGATGGAGAAATATGATGTTGAAGTGAACTACACTCTGACCAAGAATATGACGGTGGATGCCTTTTCGGAAGAAGACGAAGACATGTTCGCCGGAATACAGGATGCGTCACATTCACCGTTGCAGCTGATAGCTATTCTGAAGGCGTATGTTGAGAAAGACCTTAAGTCTAATCCGGCAGACAAAAGAAAGCGGAAGCTGCTGAAAGAGTGTGAAGGTTTCACACAAAACATAGATTTTTGGCCACTTTAAAGCAATAACAATATGAAGGAACTAATAACGATCCAATCGGAACTGAAGGCACCGAAATCCCAGTTCAACAGATTCGGTGGCTACAAATACCGTAAGGCAGAGGACATTTTGGAAGCAGTAAAACCGTTGCTTGCCAAGGAGAAATGCACTCTCGTCCTTACTGATGACATCATCAGCGTGGGCAACAGGATATATGTAAAGTCCCTTGCAACGCTGAAGAACAACAGTGGAGAGACGGAGATGTCCGTGGGCTATGCCAGAGAGGAAGAGACTAAGAAGGGCATGGACGGAAGCCAGATAACAGGGGCTTCATCAAGCTATGCTCGCAAGTATGCCTTGAACGGTCTGTTCGCAATAGATGACAATGCGGACAGTGATACAACGAACACCGACACCAAGTCTGAGACCTCAACACAACAGGCAAGCCAATCGGCAGTGCAGCAGACGGCACAACAGGCTGCACCTGTGGCAAGCAAGTATAACCCGAACAATCTGCAAGAGGCGATGAATTATCTTAAGATGTGCAAGACGAAAGAGAATCTCGTGTGGGTTATGCAGACATACAAACCACTGATGAGCAACGCACAGATGATGCAGGCCCTGTCAGCTAAAAGGAAGGAACTGAAATTATGAAGCAGATAAAACTGAAAACATCAAAGGTAAAGTTCATCGAAGAAACCCACCAGTATTTCCTTGGCAAGAAGGAGTTGAAAGGAATAACAGGCACGTTGATCAACAAGGCTTTCCCGAATACATACAAGGGAATCCCGGAAAACGTGCTGATGAAAGCAGCCGAACGTGGCGGTATGATTCATCAGGCTTTTGAGTTGTTCTGCACGGTCTGCGATGCGGACATCAAATCATATCCGAGTCCCATCCCGGAGGTATGTGATTTCAGCGATATGCTACAGGCATACGACCTACATCACGTAGCAAGTGAATACATTGTCTCGGACAACGAGAATTTCGCTTCAGCCATAGACGGAGTGTTTGTAGACGGAAGCGGAAACATCTACCTTGTGGACTACAAGACAACTGCAACGCTGCACTACGACAACGTATCGTTGCAGCTCTCCATCTATGCAAAGTGGTTTGAGATGATGAATCCGAAACTGAAGGTGAAGGAGCTGGTCTGCATGTGGTTCAAGAACGGTCAGAGTAAGTTTCAGCCTTTGGCGAGAGTTGAAGACGAGAAGATAGACGAACTGATATCCGCATACCTTTCTGGCGATGAGGAATACCGATATGAGGTAGCGATACCAGAACGATTCTCAGCCTTGGAGCAGGAATACAGACTCGTCAGTGCGAGACTGGAACTGCTGAAGATGCAGCAGGATGACATAAAGGAGCAGCTGTTGAAAATGATGGAAGCCGACAAGCAGAAGTCAATCAAGACAAGCTACGCTTCATATGCCTATGTTGCAGCAGCAACGACAAAGCGGTTCGATTCCAAACTCTTCAAGGAGGAGAATCCAGATGAATATAAGAAATACTTGAAGGAGAGCGAGTCTAAAGCCTCCATTAGAATAACATTAAAAAAATAACGGATATGGATATAACATTTACAGGGGTGATAGTGGAAGTGTCACCAGTTCAGCAGGGGAATTCAAAGAAAGATGGTAAGCCTTGGGTCAAGCAGGAATTCGTAATAGAGGAGGTCAACCAACGCTATCCTTCACGTTGTGTGTTCCAAGTGTTCGGACAGGAGAGGCTTCAGAAGTTTTCAATCGGACAGGGTGAAATGATCACTGCCCATTTGGGCATCAATGCCAACAAGTCGCAGGAGGGCAGATGGTTCAACAAACTTGACTGTTGGAAGGTAGACCGATTCGGTCAGCAGCAGAACACTGCTCCTGCGTATGCACCACAGCAAGACCCGGTTCCTGCGTATGCACCGCAACAGAGTGTGTTTGACCAAAATAACATGAACGGAGGCTTCGGTCAGTCAGCAAGCAATCCTAACGTGAACGGAGGCTTCGGTCAGTCGGCAAGCAATCCGCCATTCCAAAACATGTAAGATATGGAAATCCATCTTGTAAGGACATCTCTTGGACTCCAGGCGTACGGAGATGAAGACTATGAGATGTTGCGGAAGATAAAGATTGGCTCAGTTGTCAAGGCTAAGATAGTGCAACCAAGGAACGTGAAATTTCACAGAAAGTTCTTCTCATTGATCAATGCAGCTTGGGACTGCCTGACGGAGCAACAACGTGAGAATATGCGCTCAAAGGAGACCTTCAGAGAACACCTTCTCATAGTGTCGGGATTCAGCGAACCGCTCTACGACATCAACGGAGAAAAGTTCCTTGAAAGGGCCAAGTCAATCTCTTTCGCCAAGATGGATGAGCCAGCCTTCGACATAGTGTATAACAGAGTCCTCGACACCATCCTGACTATACTCATAGCGGATGGTGTTTCAGAGGACGATTTCAACAACATCCTAAAAAACTACAGCTGATATGAAACAGAATATAGATGATATGAGCATAGCAAGACTATTGTATCTCGCAGTAAGGAAATGTGCAAGGATAGCAGTGAAGAAGTGTAAGAAACTTGCAGCAAAGGTATTCCGCAAGAAGAACAGTCTGAACATACACGGAATCATTCCCGATGACGGAAGCGTTTTCAGTGTCAAGATTCCAGACGAGTTCGTGGCATACATCAGTGGCAACGGAACGTTGAACGTCAGAAAGAGGTTGAACTGATGGCTACGCTTGAAGAGCTGCTAGAGAAGGCAAGATGTGGTGAGCTGAAGAAGCCTCGCAAGAGGTCACTAAATGAAGAGCACCAGCTGCAATGTGCCGAGGTGAGATACATGAGAGGCGTTCACAGAGACCTGTCTCATGTATTTTTTTGTGTCCCGAACGGACAAAAGCGGACATCAAGGCAGACTGCATGGCTGCATGAAGAAGGTCTTGTCAATGGAGTTTCGGATATGATTCTATTGAAGCCGAATTCCAAGTACGGATATCTCTGCATTGAGAACAAGACGGAGAAGGGCAAGCAGTCAGCAGAACAGAAGATATTTCAGCAGGAGGTTGAAAAGCATGGCGGCAAGTATGTCATCATCCGCTCCCTGGATGAGTTTATAGAAACGATAGAATCTTATTTAAATGGAGAACTATGAAAGAAGGGAAAGAAGACGGAGACAAGTTTGAGGTAAGCCCGGACTTGTTGGAATCCTATGCAGACCTGTTGGAGGTCTACGGCTACAAGGTGCAGCGTCCTGCAAGGGAGATACACGATGAATACACCTTTGAAAGAGCATGGGACTTGTATGAGAAGAAAGTCGGCTGCAAGGACAAGCTGAAAAGGATATGGAGCAGGATGAGCAAGCGAGACCGCAAGGCCGCTACGGAACATATTCCAGCCTATGTGTTGTCTACTCCTGACAAAAAGTACCGACTAAACTTTCAGACATTCCTAAACCAAAAACGATGGAATGATGAGTTGAAGAGCGAAAGACCTGATATGAAACAGGTGAAGTCATACATGGAGAAGCTGCTTGAAGGTTGCGAGACAAAGGATGAGGAGACGAAGCGTAAAGAGAAGCGTAAGCGCATCTTGGGGATGATTGAAGCAGTGAAAGAGAATCCCAAATCCATGATGCTTGATGTTCTCCAGGGTATGTACAAGAACGGAATGTTGGAAGAACTTAATATAGATTGGGAACCATAAATGAAAGAAGAGATTCTGTCCTTTATATCTGAACTTCAGAAGGAGCGTGAGGAAGCCCATATTTTCCCGGCACATGTGCTGACTGTGGAAATTATCAACAGAGGCTTCCATAATCCTTATAAAACGCTGAATGAACTATACTATGAAGGAAAGATAGAATGGCACAGAACCATCAATGATATTGCATTTACAATCAAAGAAACTAAGGAAAAGAACTTATGAAATACGGAACACACAATTCGCTGACCTATGCAAAACTGGTGTGGTGGCAGCGACCTTTCGCTTGGTTGATCAATCCGTTCTGTAGATGTCAAGACAAGGATATCACGGCACAGGTCCTGAGTGATGTAGTAGCATTTGACATCCAAGTCGCACTATATAAAGATGAATGGAAAGTGTCTCACGGTATAGCATGGTATGATGTGGATGTTATCGATATGCTTAAATATTTGAACAAGTTGGCAGATTTCAATTATACACCTTACTGCATCCGTATAGGACTTGACCGTCATTTCTTCAGGACAAAAAAGAAGAGGAATAAGGAAAGAGAAGAGTTTGAAAGGTTTATAGATTTTCTACATACTCTGCGACATTTATTCTTTGTCGAGGTTTATGTCGAATATCCAGAATACAAGGTCTTGGAAGAGTTTTCTCAGACTGATATGGAACAGAGATATTGGTCTCTGTCATTTGCGAGAGAGAAAGCGAAGCAGACAAGAGGTATATGGAAATATCTCTATTATCTTCCGATTCCTCGACTTTGGGCAAGGAAATACAGAAACGAATGGGAAGCCAAGGCAATCTTGGACAACAAGAAAATATTCATGACTGATTTTATATGATTACAACAGAAAAAATACAGGACATCAGACCTTACGTTGAAAAAGCCAACGAAATTATAAGAATGCTGTCGGGCACAGGAGCGATGCGCCCGACGGAATACGCTATCGCTTTGTCTTTGGCAGCAAGCAATATCGTTAAAGCCTGCGTTGCGGATGGTGAAGACAAGCAGCAGGTGGTGGATGATTTGTGTAAGGCGATAAGAATGATGTGTGAATAAAAAAATATAATACACTATGAAGAAATATGAATTGACATCAGAAACCCTACGATATGCAGGACATACGTTACATCGAATAAAGGCTTTGAGAGATTTTGGAGTTTTCAAAGCAGGAGAACTTGGCGGATGGATAGAAAGTGAGGAAAATCTATCTCAAGCTGGTAACGCTTGGGTCTTTGATAACGCAAAGGTTTTTGGTGGGGCAAGAGTCATTGACTATGCAGAGGTTTATAGTAATGCATTGGTCTGTGACAATGCGATGGCTTGTGGTTTCGCAAAAATATTTGACAATGCAGAGGTCTTTGGCAAGGCAGTAATCAGTGGCAACGCAAAAGTCTGTGACGATGCAGACTACATAGTCTTCAAAAATTTCTGGAGCAGCGGAAGATATTTCACTTGGACTCGTTCCAACAACAAGTGGCGTGTCGGATGCTTCTATGGAACAGGCGAAGAACTGATTAAAAAAGCCTATGCCGACAGCGAAAAATCAGGCAGAGAATATGAAAGAGTCGTGAGGTATGTTGAAAGTATACTTGCAGATGAACAAAAGAAAAGTAACTAATTATCCTATGGGATATAAATATAAGTAATATGGATAAATGTAATTTAAAGAAGTACATTGGTACAAAAGAAGTGAGTGCCACACCTGCATGGCAGATTGATGGAACAGTTTATCCGAAAGATGGTGTTGTCCCAAGATCAATGAACCGCAAGGATGGCTACAAAGTGGTTTATGAAGATGGCTACGAAAGCTGGTCTCCAAAAGATGTCTTTGAGAAGGCATACAAGCCTTCAGACACAGTTCTTGACAGACTCAAAATAGAGCGTGATGAACTAAAAGAGCGCATAGAGAGAATTGAAGCTATATTAGGAAACGGCATTTACGAAGTGGTAAAAAAGGAAGGCGGTATACCACAGGCAGTACTGCTAATCCTACAGGATTCCTATATGACAACCTACCTGAAAGTACTAGAAACGAGAGTCGACTTGATGGAAGAGGGGAAGTAACTAACCATCCCTATGGGATAAATCTAAGCAATATGGAAGAAAAGATGAAGGCCGTTTATGTTGCAAAAGACGGAAAAGCATTTCTTGATAAAGAGAAATGTAAGAAATATGAGAAAGAAATTCTTGATAAGATAAAATACTATTCTATATACTACGACTTTGATTATACTGAAGGACGTGGTTTTCAAAGCCTTGTCCATGTAGCTGTAGTCCCATCAGGATATGATGATGCTGAAGTAATAGCTGAGAAGTATGCTATAGATATTCTTAATGAAGGGATTTTTGCAGGTGGGGGTTGTCAGGGCTATGGTTTACAGAAAACATATTCTTTACATAGCTCAATAAGAAAATCATTTGAGAATAATGAAGGTGGTACTATTTGGGGTTGTAACTCTCCACATGGGACACAGGTCTTTATCTCTGAAAAGGCAGTAGAAGGCTTTCCTGAGCCATACAACTACAGGAAAGAATGGGGAATAAAATAATGAAATAACTAATCATCCCCCTTTGGGATATAAAAATAAGTAAAATGAAAAAGTATATTGGAACAAAGGTCATTATGGCAGAGCCTATGACAATGACAAAGGCGCAGAAAGTGCTTGGTAGAGAACTAAAACCAGCAACTCTTGAAGAAGATGGCTACTTGGTAGAGTACAAGGACGGATATAAATCTTGGTCTCCTAAGAGCATGTTTGAAGAAGCATACCGTGAAGTAGGCTCTGTTAACTTCGGCGGTGCTATTAACTTGTTGAAGGCTGGTCTTGCAGTAAGACGCAAGGGATGGAATGGCAAGGGATTATTTATTGTAAAACAAATTCCTGCCCACATTACAGGGGACATCATTCCTAATATGCAGTCACTACCTCAGTCTGCCAAGAACATCTTGATGAGCCGTGAGAATCCTCACATCGACTACACCAATCAGATGCTCATTATCAACCCAGATGGAAGAGCCGATTCATGGGTTCCTTCCGTATCTGATGTGTTTGCAGAAGATTGGGAAGTTGTAACAGAGTAGGTGACACTATAAATAAACGAAAATGAAAACATATAAATGGAAAATCACCGCTTTTGTGGTGTGGGTTGTTATAACGCTCATTGTTGTCAGCGTTGCGCTGAGAGGCGTAAGCAAGGCAGATACAGCAACAAATCTGATTAGCGTAGCAATCCTTTTATTCTGGACGCTTTTGTCCTTTGCAACGAATTGTTTCACTTTTAAAAATAATAAAAACAATGAGTAAAATGAAATCAATGTGTATGTTTGTGCTGCTTATGACAGCATTGTGCTTAACCTCTTGTAGCGAGCGTATTGACGCTGGTTCTGAAGGTATTCTCGTCAACCTTTACGGTTCAGACAAGGGGGTTGATGACGTAAGTCTCGTTACCGGTCGTGTGTGGTACAACCCATTTACAGAAGAGGTTTATGAGTACCCGACATTCGTGCAGACAATCGACTACCCTGCTTTTACCATCAACGCTAAGGATGGTTCGGAGTTCACTGTTGACCCAACGGTATCTCTCAAGATGACTGATGGCAATGCACCGAAAGTGTTCAAGAAGTACCGCAAGGAACTGAACGACATCATCAATGGTACGTTATTCAACTATGTTAAAGACGCGTTTCGTATTCAGCTCAACAAGTACACCACCGATCAGATTGTCAGCAACCGTGATATGGTAGAGCGTGCTATTGAATCACAGCTTAGTAAGGCACTCGCCAAAGAACACTTCCAGCTTGAACAGCTTACATCTGGTCTTAAATATCCTAATTCCATCGTGGAAGCTGTCAACCAGAAGAACAAAGCTATTCAGGAGGCACAGCGAGCACTCAATGAAGTGGCTGTAAAGAAAGCTGAGGCTGAGAAAATGCTTGTCCAGGCACGTGCCGAACGAGAAGCTAATGAGCTTAAATCTGCAACACTTACTCCAGCCATTCTTAAAAAGATGTGGATTGAAAAGTGGGATGGCAAGCTTCCTGTTTATGGGAACGTGCCGCAGATTATGATGACCAAGTAACTAACCATCCTCTCCCTGGTGACAGCAGGGGGAGGACAAAAACAACAAAATATGGAAGTAGAATTTTTTAAAAAAGCTTGCTGTTTGGCTGAGAGCTTAGATACTTGCGATAATGCAAAGTATGTACTTGATTATGGGGGATCAAAAGATTCCGTAGATAAGTTCGTTGGCACTCTTGTAAGGAATGACAAGGAGTTTAAGGAAAAACTTCGTGACTTAATAGAAGAGACACAGAAGCGTTTGCAAAAAGAATTTGATGAACTTTAATCAATCAATCTTCCTGGTCAGCAGGGGGAGGGCTTAAAAAAATAGAATATGTATATAGACGTTTTTCAACTTACACCAGGCAATGAGAGACCAAGAACGGACTGCTATGATTGTTTAGGTTGTCCACATTTACTTGCTATTGATGTAAATAGTTCACATGATGCATATATCGAATGTGACTATGAAAAGAATTAAAATCCAGAACATCTAAAAAAGAAGAATAGTTATGAATATAATGTTTGACAAGAGTGTGCTATTTATTGATTTGGATGGTACTTTAATCAAAACGGCATCAGGGAGTACGTTCCCCAAAGATTGCACGGACTTCATTATCCGAAAAGAAGTCTTGGATAAAATCGCAGAAAAACTGCCAAATTTGTTTTGGATAGGTATCGTTACCAATCAAGGAGGAATACCACAATTCATTTCAAAAAGAGACTTTGAGACAAAGTTTGAATGTATTATCCAGTTTGTTGGCTCATATTTAGGAAACAGAATACCTAAATTAAGTAGTATTAAAACGAGTGTAATTGTCTCTGGATTATACTGTGCCTCTACAGATAAAGATAACAAGGATAGAAAGCCAAATATAGGAATGTTAGAACATTTACAAGAATACTTTGGTGAGAATGATAAAAGCCAAATGATAATGATAGGCGATTTTAGTGGGAAGCCTGGAGACTTCTCTGACTCAGATAAGAAATGTGCTGAGAATTTTGGTATTGATTATATTGATGTTGAAGATTTATTGAAGCTATAATAACAGAGGTAACTAATCATCCCTCTTGGGATATAAAAATAAATAAAAAAAAGAACTATGATTGAACCAAAAGATCTAAGAATAGGAGATTTTGTAAGGGTTAGCAGAGATCGCTCCACGATACCCCAAGGAACAATATGTAAAGTCGTAGGCATAGACGATGCACTGTCATTTCCAGATAACAACAATGGATGCGTCTCCTTGTTGGAACTTGATAACGAAGAGGGAGATATGCCAACAGGGATATGGTGCAAAGACATCGAAGGCATCCCAATCACTAAAGAGTTTCTTATAAAGAATGGATTTAAAGAGTTCAGACACCGTGTAGAAGAAGAAGGTTATGAATGGTACATTTACGAAAATGAGATTAATTGTACGGAAGTTCGGTATTATCCCATATCGAAAAAATACTTAGTATCTTATGACGGAATAGTGTTATATGAGATATTCTTCGTTCACGAACTACAGAACTTCATCTCTACTCTCAAAGAGGACATCGAAATAACTATCTAAACAAATAATTATGAAAATACTATACAGAATACTGGTAATCCTGCTTTGGATTCCTATAATATATTTCTTTATTTTTGGACTGCCGATAGCTCTTATAATTTCTCCTGTGATATATCTTTTCACGGGAAGAACAAAAGGACTTTTCTTTGATATGTACCTCAAGGGATTGGATTATTTGCGTGATGTGGTAAAAATGCTTACAAAGAAAGGAGAGTAATATGACAATTATCCTTATTATTGGAATGCTATATATGGTTGTGGGTCTTTTAATAGGTCTCATTTGTTTATTCTTAAAACGATATGATAGTATAGGTTTGACAATAGCTCTCACCCTTAATATAGCAGGAATATTATATGTTATAATTTATCATGCTACTGAAGCCCCATCAGCCCTTGATGTATATAAAGGTAAAACAGTACTAAAAATAACCTACGAGGACAAAGTTCCTGTAGATACCGTAGTGATATATAAGAAAGGAGAGTAGCCATGAATAGTAGACAGCGAAAGAAATATGTTTATGTGAAGAGTAAATGTGCGCATAACAAGTCATGTGTTGAAGATGTGCCTTATTGCGACTACTATATCTCACGCACCTTTTTTAGGTGTGCAAGACAACCTCAATTCACAAACCACTTCGATGATGAGTTGGAGAAATGTTATCTGGATATATGTGATACATGCAAATCCTTCACACTCTCACGTGAGGCAATGAGGCTCGGAAGGGAAAGAAGGAAAGCGGAAAAATGGATGAATCGTCATTATTATAAAATTGCAAACATTTAAAAGACTGACTATGATTGACGATAAAGCAATAATGGCAGCAGCCAACAAGTATAATTCTGATAAAGGATTCCACGAGGAAATGGAGAGAATATCCTTCATGGACGGTGTTGCATGGTTCAAGCAAGCCCTTTGGCATGAGGCAGATGAACCACCTATTCATGACAAGAATATCTTGACTAAGTTTAGAGATAATGGTCAATATTGTTATGACATTGACAATGTTTGCTGGTTAGACGATAAGGAAGACTGGGAAACACACTGGGTTAATAACAACATTGTAGCCTGGTGCTACATCGAAGACCTATTGCCAAATAAAAACAAACAATAACAAAAGAAAGAAAGTATGATTGATAACTTGACAATAACCTTTGAGAGCAATGGCATAACCCACACTCTCAGTGTCCCAACAAGGGATGAAAACCTGCCAGACAATTTGGCAACCGCATTCATAGAAGTGATAAATCAATCTGAAGCAAATGCAAATATAGTCGTTAACGACCTTAAAGATGAGTTCTTTTCGCATTGTGAAGACGGAACAAACCTCTGTTGTCTTACTGAAAAACAAATCAAAAAAAAACAAATCAAACTAATCCGGGATGAAGAAGATGACTAACAAAGAGCTGGCTTTAGTATTGCTTCAGACAGTAGAACAATTTGGTGAATTGCCTCTGCAAATCGTCTATGAAGATGTAAACCTTATAGGCGAAGACATAAGAGTAGAGTTAGATAGGTCTTGTAGTAAAAACAGTAAGGCAATTTCAATATACACTGATTAAGATTATGACAAGAGAAGAAGCAAAGAAATTGTTGCCTTTTATACAGGCATTCAGTGAAGGAAAGACGATACAAAGCAGATGCATTACAGGCGAGACACCACTTTGGTGGGATGACAATAATCCAACATTTGAGATTGATGATTTTGAGTATCGTATAAAACAAGAACCAAAATATCGTCCTTTCAAAAACGCAGAGGAGTGTTGGGCTGAAATGTTGAAGCATACACCCTTCGGATGGGTAGAAAGTTCAAGGTCAAATGCCATGTATGAAATACAATGCCTGAAAAAAGGTGGCGGCGGTAAAATATATTCATACGATGATATTTGTTTTATTAATTTTGAAGAATTTTTTAAAAATTATAAGTTTGCTGATGGTGCTCCTTTCGGTAGTTTAGAGGAGGAATGAATATGGCATGGGTAGCAGTAGATAAAAATGGTACAGAAGTTATATGTAACCCTGAGCCTTATCGAGATACAGTAGATTTTATTTGGTGTATTGAAAGTGGTTTTTACTCTGGGGCTATACAGCTTCCAAAAGGTGCAATTAAAAAACTTATTGGTAGAGAGCTTACATGGGAAGACGAACCTGTGGAACTTAGATAGAATTAATAGCTTGCAGATATGACAAAAGGTTACTAACGAAAAAATATAGAGTATGCAAAAAATTATGTTCAACGACAAGTACGGTCTCACACAGGCCGTACTCGAAGGCAGAAAGACCCAGACCAGGCGTATGCTAAATCCTACAATGCTTTTTAAAAGACTTGAAACCTACGAAGGATGGTTAAAGGAGGACATTAGTGCTTGGAAAAGGTCATGTAAGAGAAGGCTATACGAAGCTCAAGAAAATGAACTTCAGCAGATGCTTGATTACGCATTGTCGTCTTCACGTTACAAAGTCGGCGAGGAGGTCGCTGTAGCACAGCCCTACAGAATGACAGCATGTAAGGTGGACTATAACGAGAAAGAAATAAAGGAAGTAGTATGTTCTATAGGTTGGAAAAACAAAATGTACGTTAAAGCAAACCTTATGCCCTACCGCATCCGTATCACTAATATTCGCGTAGAACGTCTGCAAGACATCAGCGAAGCCGACAGCCTGAAAGAAGGCATTTGGCGTGACGACAACGTAGGGCTTGAAGGTACGACGTATTGGTATCACGGTCTTGCCAACTCCTCGTTTCGCACACCGCAGGAAGCCTACGCCTCCCTTATCGACAGCATTTCCGGCAAAGGCACTTGGGCAAGCAATCCCTATGTGTTTGTTTATGATTTTGAACTGATAAATTAGCTTATGTATATCAAAGTAATTCGTCGCAACCGTCCCGACTGCATCGTATTGCTCTGTCAGGACCGCACCACAGAGAAATGGTGTTTCGTAAACCTCTTCACTGAGCACGTCTGTGCCTGTCGCTTCGACACAATCGACGATGCTATGGCTGATATGAAAAAGCGAGAGGATGTAGAGAGCTTCTCCGAGATTGACAATCCTCTTGTCTATGAACAGAGAGTAACTCTTCATGGGGCGAGTTTATTTGAAGTTTTAAAAAAGAACAAGGAATTTAGGGGACGATTGTAAGGCAATAAATAAGACGAGAGGTAAGTAATAATGTATTCACGAAAATATAGAGAACAATGAGAACAATCAAGTTTAAGGCAAAGAATCGAATATGTGAATGGGTAAAGGGTGATTTGTTGCAACACCTTAACGGAACTGTGTATATTGGAGAAAATGAAGGTCCATGAACAGACGATGGGTTTCACAACTCTGATTATACCAATGTTGAAATTGTTGACCACAATACCGTATGCCAGTTCACCGGCTTCCTCGACAAGAACGGCAAGGAGATATATGAGGGCGACGTGTTGCGGTCAGATGAATATCCTTATAGCTGCATCGGAGATAAAGAGCGCGACAACTATTTCGGTTTGATAGAATGGAATGAGAATGAGGCAGCATTCTATATCGTGACCATCAAGAACCCTAAGTCATCTGTTAAAGGCATTTCAGATGGCATCAGCGATTACATTTCTCAAAGTGCGTTGCAAGACTTTGAGGTAATTGGCAATATCTACGATGATGAGTGGAAACAATTTCGTGAGCATTTGTAAGAGGATTAACATAAAGGAGCAACAACAATGAGCTTTCGTAACACCAAGACACCGCTCAAGCCCACCACCGCAGCCAAGTGGCAGGTGCCAATGCGACCGAACGCCAAAAGTGGCGTGAAGGAGTATTACCTTGAAGGTGAATTGAAGGAGCATTTCTGCAAGCTCTTCCCCAAGAACTCCAACCGCCGCATGATGACGTGGTTCGGCATCAGCTTCTCCACCCTGCAACGCTTCAAGCGTGAATTTGGCCTTGAGAAAGACATGCAAGCCATCCGCAAGCAGCATGCCAAGGACATTAAGAAGATTTGCGAGCGCAACGGCTATTATGCCTCCATCCGAGGCAAGGCGCCCTCCGAGGCTTGCATGGAAGCCACTCGCAAGCTCCGTGCATCCGGCTTCCACCCGATGAAGCAACTCAAAGCCAACAATCCGCGAAAGTACAAGCAACTCATGCGCAAGAAGAGCGAGCAGCGCAAGGAGCTATGGCGCAAGGAACGGCTGCGTGCCTTCTATGGACTGGAGCGTCAGACCAACCTCCGCATCCCCTCCTCTCCGCTCTCGCACATCGCATCCGCCCACAAGCATGCCATGATAAAATGCTGCAACTATTTTGCCGACCCATTAGGCGACCCTCACATCATCTGCTACGACAGCGAGACACAGCGGTCAGCACAACGAGAGGCAACAGCCGCAAAGCATGGCTTGAAGGTGGTGGAAGCGGATGAATGATTTACAATATAATCAATTTGAATAAGATAATGAAACTAAGAATTACACCAATGAACGCCTATAACGGTTGCATCCCCGTGACCATTTATATGGTTCAGAAATATGTTGACCATTTCCCATTCGGCAAATGGGTAAACATCAAAGGATTTTCCGACAAGCGAAAGGCTGCGGCATTAATGAGTGTGTTGTATAATTAAACAAAACCCATAAAAACAATAGAGACAATGAAAACAGAAGACAACAACCGTATGGAGGCATTGGCCTACATCATTGCCGACCTGAAGGCAGAGAACATGTATATGTTAGAGCATGTGCATCAACTCACGGACGATTACAACAACGTGGCACGTCAGTTGCGTGGGATGGAGAAACGCAAGGACGAAGACCCAGCAAAGCAGACGCTCAGCGAAATGATCCAGATGCGCGACCATTGCGACAAACTGGAAAGAGAGAACGAGAATCTGAAGTGTTTTGCAAAAGCAATCCATTCCTTCATAAAGGACAAGAAAATCTATATGGAAAAAGGAACGTCCTGCGGCTACATACAAGGCTCCCCAGCTGTGTGTTCTACGTCCTGTCTGGAATGTGACTCTTGCCTTGGTGTAATTGAAGGCTGTGGCGTAATCTGCCGACAGGTGCTTTTCGGCGTGAAGGTTGGTTCCGTAAAACGTACCCAACCATGACATATATTAAAATTTCAGTGCATTATATATCCGCTGGCGGTTCGATTCCGTATGCGCCCACTAACCAACTTCTGTGAACAATGAAGTATATAAGAAATTTCATCATCCACCTGCTCGGTGGTGTCACCTTGGAGGAGAGTATGGAAAGCGACAACAACTCTTTTTACATAGGTGTCTACTCAACGCTTGAAGAGCTAAAGTCCTTTGCTGTGAGAAAAGACGACAGAGGAGAGTTGTATCACCACATTTGTAGCGAATTAAAGAAACTCATTTGATATGCACCCCACTCAAAAGCCTGTAGCTCTCATCCGCTATCTCATCCGCACCTACTCCAACGAGGGCGACACCATCTTAGACAACTGTATGGGCAGCGGTACCACCGCCATTGCTTGTATAAAAGAGAAGCGCAACTTCATCGGCTTTGAACTCAACAAGGAGTATTACGACAAGGCTTGCAAGCGCATCAAGTTGGAGCAAGCGCAGCTCAAGCTGTTCTGAAGCACGGACTGAAGGTAGTAGATGAATATGTGTATTTGTAGAATTTTAGTATATGACTAACCACGACCTCTACCAATATCTTCGAGGCAACAATGAGGGAGGTAGATTAGGCACTGACGTTTGCCCGACCATGACAATTCAATCGTGGCAACAAAATGTATTTTTGATAGAAGAATATGACTAACCTTCAACCCTTGAATACCGACCGCAACCATTGTGCCCCGACCGTCCTTGCCGGATATTACAAGTTCGGCTCAAGGACGCTTCTGTTGGGCGATTATGGGACAACAGGAGGGATAATTTTAACAGAATATGAATAGCATCACGATAGATTACCATATTCCGAAAGTTGGGGGCGTATTTACGCAAGTAACCGCCGAGTTCAACCGAGGAAGCCTTATCGGACTGAGCCGATGTCTGAAGGCTAACATGAACGATGCAGGAATAATGATTGAATACGAATAAAAAAGACAACAATGATAACAAAACTCAATTTTCAAGACCGCACCATAAAAAGTTATGCCATCCGCAAGCTCACGCCGAAGGAGTGCTTCCGACTGATGGGTGTCCGTGATGACGTGATAAGCACGATGCAGAGCAGTAATGCCCAGGCAGCCGAACGAGTGCCCGGATGGAAAGGAAAAGGCAAACCTGAAGATATGGCCATCTCTGCCTCGCAACAATATAAACAAGCAGGAAACTCTATCGTGGTTGATGTATTGGCACATATTTATGAGAATTTGTTCTATCCGAAACCATGTTCAAGAAATAAGGGTAAACAGTTATCTCTTTTCGATGACCTTGAAGACTCTCTGCCCTCCCTACCTCCATCCGCAAACAACGCTAATAAGGAAAAGATTTTCCTCACCACGTTCTCCGGCTACGACTCGCAGCTCATGGCAGCCGACGTATTACGCGAGTGGCATCCCGACTTCAGATGGACGTGCAAGGGATGGAGCGACATCGACAAATACGCCTGTCAGATGCACAACCTCGTCTTTCCTCAGTTTGCCGACTGCGCTCTTGGCGACATCACCAAGATAGACTGGCATAAGGTACAGGAAAACTCAATAGGGGACAAAAACGTTGACCTCTTGACTTGCTCTTCTCCTTGTCAGGATATTTCGCAAGCTGGTAAGCAGATGGGGCTTCAGGAAGGTAGCGGCACACGAAGTGCCTTGCTCTGGTACGTGATAGATGCCATAGAGGTGTTGCAACCTAAATATTTCTTGCAGGAGAACGTGGCAGCACTGGTAAACCGAAAATTCATGCCCGATTTCCAGAAGTGGCTCGACAAACTCTCCTCGCTCGGCTATGTCTCTCGTTGGGCACGCCTGAACGCCAAGAACTACGGTGTACCGCAGAATCGTGACAGAGTTTTTCTTCTTTCAATGCGCCAGGACGTAGCCTTCGACTATCAGTTTCCCGAACCCTTCGAGCTGCGCACCCGGTTGGAAGATGTGCTTGAAGAAGAGGTTGCCGACCGATATTTCCTGAAGGACGATGCCGTGAGCAAGTTCCTCGAAGCCAACGACGAGGATAATGCCCTGTTCATGCAGTTTGATTTGCCACCGACACACGAGGCGGCGATGTTTCTCAAAACTTTGCTTCACATGGAAATGAAGTATTGGGGTGAATACTGGAGCAAAAGCGTAACGGAGTGTAAAAAACACATGAAAAGGCTAAGTGTTACGAGGATGTACGAGGAGTTTAAGAAAGATTCTGGATGGATGGATAAAATTCATTATGGATTTTATGAGGAGTTCAAGGAGAATATGGAGAGGAAGAAGGATGAGAACTGACAATCCACCCGACCGGGTAATCCGTATCATAGCTGATATGATTGGGGAGGGAAGGTTGCTCACCTGCCCAGCCTCGATGTTCAGCGCAGAACGCTTCAACGGAGCTTTTCACGGTATAGCAATAACCATCATGTCGCGCACCGATTGCAGCGACGTGTTCTTTGTAGCAGTAGAATTATGAACAACCTCCGTCCTATCATCCTCGGCTCTTACAGCCCCTCGCAGAACGGCATTATCGTGTCGCCTTGCGGAATAGCACCCTGTATAGCCGGGGGAGGCAAGGGACATGATGTAGACAAGCCCAAAATCCTAATAGAATATGATTGAAAAACCACCAATCGGGAGGCAAATCGGATGTATTTGCTTAGGTCTTCTGGTTCCTCCATCCCCCGGATGGCACGACCTGTGCCTTCGCATCTATTCACCCCACGGTTGCAGTCCGTGCGTTCCGTCAAGGGCACAAGACGCAACCATCTGCCCGAAAATACTCATAGAATATGATTGAAAGATCCGTCCTCATCCATTACCGCACGGAAGAAGCCAAAGCCTTCCGCCGTGAGCATGGCGACCTTGGCGGATGCAGATATCAAGACAAGCTGCATCGTCCCAGTCCGTGGCCGTGGAGTAATACAATCAGCACCGTAACGAAAGACAACCTGTTATGCTACGTTTTCACATAGCTGCTATTAGGGGCAGGGCTACGTGACGAGCACGGACAACACACAATCGTATTGATCGAGTATGAATAATTACGAACAAAAACAATATGATATGACAACAGTAAGAACATCAGACTTCTTCATCTGCACATACGCTTATGAGAAGACACAGGAAGACGGAAACGTCAAGAGAGTGAAAGAACAATATGTAGTAGACGCACTCAGCTTCACCGAAGCGGAAGCACGGATAATCGGAAATATGCAGCCCTACGCAAGTGGTGAAACTCAGGTGGCGGATATCTCAAGGGCTCCGTTCGGCGAGATATTCTTCACCGATGACAAGGAGGCAGACACATATTATAAGCTGAAAGCCAATTTCATCAGCCTTGACGAGAAGACCGGGAAAGAGAAGAAGGAATCTCACTGCTATCTTGTGCAGGGAACATCTACACAGAATGCCCAGCACAACTTCGATGTAGAGATGAAAAAGACAATGATAGACTATTCAGTCGGTGCTATCATAGAGACTAAGATAATGGATATATTCCTGCATTAATCATTCGACAAATGAAATACCCCAGATATAAGATAAAGGAATTCGTAGGAGGGAACACTGAATATATCACAGAGTGCCCTTTCGGAGAAGAAGGAAAGTATACTCACAGGATGCTGATGGTCGGCTCGTTGGCATGCCAACATTGCAGGCATTTCAAGGACATAAACAAGAAGAACCGTGTAGTGTCCTGTGGATTTATGTAATAACGTTTAAAACAAGCAACAATGAAGACAAAGAAAATCTCAATCATCAGGCGCATAACAGAGCGCATTCTTGGCAAAAAGTTCTACATCGCAGTAATAGCGCAGAAGGGAACCAGTACATACTATGTCAACTCTACGATATACAGGTCTAAGGAAGATGTGTTAAAATATAAGAAGCACGTTGACAGCTTGCAGTCGGTAGTGTTCGTCTGCTACTATTCGTTCCGCTCAAGAAACGATTTCCGTCTCGCAATCGGTGACGGAAAGGCAGTTGATGTTGAGGAGGCGAAGAAACTCGCAAATAAGTAGCGTCAAAGGTTAACGGATAAAAATGGTATTTGAGAATCTAAAACTATATTTGCAATGACAATAAGAAGAATAATCAGAGCGATAAAAGGTCTGAGATATCGCAGATGCTTCGTTATGCTTGACGGACGAGGCAACTCAGTGACTCTCTCAAAGGGACTCTACAGGCACATCATGCGCAAGGAGAGGGACGATATGTACATACATGTGTTCAAGGCAGGGGATTCAAGACAGTACTGCTTCGCCTTCCGTGAGGACTTTGAACAGCTGAAGGACACGAATACCATCTTCACGCAGCTGCAATACAATGCCGAGCACAAGAAGATAGGTTTCAGCACAACTCAGCCGAATGTTTCGGGGATTCTGGGTGACTACAATCTCCTCTTAGACAGGAAGGTGCGTCTGACGGTCTTCCCTCGCAAGACAACCAACAATGAGGTGTTCTACGAAATTCAGCGGCCTATGCGCTCGCAAAACGAAACAAGATGATCCAAGACATCAAATTCCAAGGTCTGTCCAATTCTCCATCCGACAATAGTGTGCAGGATGGGGAGTTGGGCAGCTGCCTTAATCTTATACCAGAAGACAATGAGTTGAAGCCGATACAACAGCCTGTGATGGTTGATGGGGGAGACTTTCTTTCTGAAGGTATGACGATTGAGTATATCCACAAGGTGAGCTATGACAGCGAGATAAAATCCCATTACATCTGCTATGATGACCTAAATGACGGTTGGTACTGGCATATACTCAGCGAGCCGAACAATGTCTTCCATGAAATACCGCTCCCGGCAGCGGATGAATTTCACGTCAATTCCGTTACAAGTATCGGGAATATCCTTTGTTTTGTGGGCAGTGGGAAAACGATGTATGCGTTTTGGGATGTTGAAAGCAATAGCTATAATACGTTCGACCTGTCGAGCCTTAACTATACAATCAGCATTGATTCCGAACAGTCCTACTCACGTTTTACGGCAGAATTTTCGGATGATGATTTTTGGAATATATTTAAATGGAACGCTATTGGGAATACAGATGATGGTAATAAAAAGGTTGTCGGTATAAAAGCAACAGGAGTAGATGAGGTGTTGTCTGCCATAGACGCTTCGATGACGAAATCTATTACTGATTTAAAGGACAAATGGTTTAAAAACATCGTCTTCGGTGTCGCTGCCCTCAGATTATATGATGGCAGTTATATAAATGTGTCAAATATCTTTGTTTTGCCAATTTATAAAATTGATAACACTATATGGTATGATGCAGATGCTACGGATGCTGAGACAAAAGCAGCCATTAAAACTGTTCGCCTTGGTTCTACGATACATCGACACAACGTCAAGGCTTCAATGGATTTAAAAAACGTTGGAGCCTTGGTGCAAGGCATTGATATATATTGTACAAATGGAGAATTCCTGTTTGACTCAAGCAAAGAATATAGTGACAGAATCCTTGTCGGAAACGATGAAAACGCAGACAGACGTGGTGGTTTTAAATTGGACAACCTGAATGGGAGGGAGTTGTTTGAAAAAATAGATGGGTTACCATTCTATCATTCGGTGTATATAAGTAAAGAGGAATTTGCTACAGGGATACCGATGAAACGACCTTCTGGGGCAGAAGAATCAATGACTCTCGCAGACTTTAGAAGGTCAACCTATGGTGCTGGTTGTGGCTTTGTATACAACAACAGGTTGCATTTGGCTAATGTAAACGAAACCTTATTCCAGACTGAATTTGAAAACAATCCATTTTTTGAACTGGACATAGAACATTTAGGGAACGGATATAACTCTAATTATCCATATTCGCAGATTTTCGGGAAGTATCTTGACCTACCTATAGAGAACGGAAAATACACAACAAACGAACAATTTTGCGAAGTCTGTTGTGCGATTAAAATAAAGTCAAAATATATCTATTTGCATGCAAAAGCCCAATATCCGCTTCCACCTTTATTGACGTTCCCAAATTCTAATATAGACAATGTTAAATTGTTCTTAAAGTATAATGGTTATTATAAGAAAACGCTTTCGATACGTCAGTCTGATACAAGGGGATGTTCATACTACATGAACACGGATGATGATGGTGTATTCGGTTTTATGCAAGTTAATGATATTACAGGTGAAGTCAGTAGCTCAGGGACAGTATTGTCCGCAAAAAGAAATAGCCAGTTTGAGGATTCCTCGGAGGAAGAATGGAATAGTATGTTGGCTCTTGTGGATAATAATAAAATATATAATAGTTCTCCTTCCCTCATCAAGGTCTCAGAGGCTGAGAATCCCCTCGTTTTCCCTGCCTCCAACAGTGTACAGGTCGGCTCGTCCGTTATAAAAGCGATGGCTGCCAACACCAGACCTATCACGGAAGGTCAGTTCGGTGATGCTCCTCTCTATGTCTTCACGGATGAAGGAACTTGGATGCTGATGTTGTCTACCGATGGAGTGTACCAAGCAAGGCAACCTGTAAACAGGGATGTGTGCTCAAATCCGGATGGCATCTTGCAGATTGATGATGCAGTCCTCTTCCCGACAGAGCGAGGGATAATGATGCAGACAGGCAGTACTGCAAAACTGATAACAGATGCCCTTGACGGTGCGGTGTTCGATTATATGCAGCTCTACAAGGAGAGTTATAGCAAGAAGATCCTTGCGGTCGGGAGCATCCCGGAAGCTGGCATAAAGTACATCCCATTCCGTCAGTTTATGAAAGGTGCAGATATGGTATATGATTACTATGACGCTCGCATAATAGTGTTTAACCCAGACTGCGCCTACGCATACGTTTACTCTCTTAAAAGCGGATTATGGGGAGCGATGGAGAGCAATATAAAGAAAAGGGTGAATATCTACCCGGAATCGTATGCGATAAATGGAGACCGCAAGATAGTGGACTTCTACCAGAGTCAGCCTGTTGGCCCAACAAGATATTTCCTCTGCACACGACCTATGTCGATAGGCAGTGCTGAAGCGTACAAGACGATGTTCAGCTGCATAACGAGAGGGTATTTCCGCAATGAGGTGGGCAAATGTGGAATGGCTCTCTATGCAAGCAACGACCTGTTTAAATGGTTCCCTGTTTCCACATCGGTAAACAAGTTCCTCCGAGGTATGTGCGGTTCTCCGTACAAGTATTTCCGTCTCGCTCTTATAGGTAGCCTGCTGCCCGAAGAAAGTCTTGGCGGACTCTCTGCCGATTATCAGGAGAGATGGCAGAACAAGTTGCGATAATACACAAATTTATATATAGGGATATAACAACAAAGGGAGTGCTCACGCATTCCCTTTGCCTGTGAATCAAACAATTAAAAGAGTCTTTTTAAAATTAACCTATGAAAAAACAAATCTTTATATATGAAAAACTAACACCTATTTATGATTGCCTGTCGCTATTTCCTTGATCTTTTCGGTTAAGGTGTTCCTGAATTCCTTCGTGTTGTCCAATGTCACAGATTGCAGCATCGGCAGATTGAATTTCAGTGCTTCAAGGTAGAATCGACAGAAATCCTTCGGCTCGCACTGTGTCATCGAGAAAACGAACTTGTCGTAGTTTTCCCTTGAGTAGTCAGCCATCAGCTCCCGGAATTCCTTCTTTACAGGAGACTCATATCCTTTCTGCACTCCTCCTGTTTTCTTCCTGCCTTTGACAAATTGTCCCTTTTCGTTACGTTCTGCTGCCATAATCAGTTATTGTACTGCAAAGATAAATATATATATGTAGACATAGTTGTTATCCGTTAACGCTCCATATCGTGATTCCAAGTATTAACGGATAAAACAACAATACGGAGAGGTATACTTAACTTTGTCACATTATTAATAATGTAAAGTATACGTATATGTTGGGAGCACTAATAGGAGCTGGACTTTCACTCGCCTCTTCCATTGCAGGAGGCATCTCAAATCGAAAGGCAGCAAAAAAACAGGAAGAAATGCTGAAAAAGCAAAAGGCGGACAATCAAGCATGGTATGACCGCAGATATAATGAAGACCCGACCAAGCGAGCGGACACAATTCGTTTGCTTACGCTTATGCAGGAGCAGATTCGGGACAGGAATCGTGCGGCTAAAGGCAGACAGGCGGTAATGGGAGGGACGGAGGATTCGACAACGGCAGTAAAGGAGGCTAACAACAAGGCTCTTGCTGACACTACATCACAGATTGTAGCGGCAAACGAAAGTCGTAAGGACAACATCGAGCAGCAGTATCAGCAGAACAAGCGCAACATCGAAAACTCTCAGATGCAGATGATGGCAGACCGGGCAAGCAACACTGCTAATACGGTCGCCGGCGTAGTCGGAACTGCATCAAACATCGCCAACCTCCTTGATGAGGCAGGAAAGAAGAAGTCAAGCACAACGACAACGACAACAGGAAACAAAGCGTAATATGAGTGCATTGAGTTATCTACAACAGAAGAACGGCTTGAAGACGACACAGACGGTTGTCAACAAGCAGCAGAGCGGTGAGGATGCAGAGCAGAAGGCTAACCCGGTATTGCAGGCATCAACACTCACGGAGAGTCAGTTGCAAGATGCAGGGAAGAAGATTGACAATGCAAACAATGCTGCTTCTCGGGATGATGCGATGAAGGAGCGCACAATCGCTACACAACAGGCTATCCAGAAGGGTGTGAACGTCAACCAAGACCCTGACCCTGAAAATGATGATGACATCGCTAATATCCCTGTCGTAAAACAGGGCGAGGCTCCTAAAAGGATGAGCTATGCTGATATGTTCAAAGCGATGTATGGTGATGGAGAAGAGGAGACGGAAGAGCAAAAGAAGAAACGATTGAAACGTGAGCGCACGAACGCTATCATATCATCAGTCGGAGATGGTCTCAGAGCTTTGAGCAATATGTATTTTGCTACAAAAAACGCTAAGGTTAATCATAACCCAGAGCTGGATATGAGTGCGGCTATGCTTAAGCGGAAACAATTGTTAGATACACAGCGAGAGAAAAATCGGGCAGCATGGCTGAAAGGATATCAGAAGGCCCAGGAACTTGATGAGAATGCGAGGAAGAATGATATGACAGCAGCAGAGACGGTTCGCTATCACAATCAACTTGCTGATATTGCTGCTCGCAAGGGTGATCAGAACGACAGGAAGCTCGACCAAAAACAACAGGAGATAGACCTCAAGGCGTGGAAATACACCAATGATGCGGATTATAACGAAAGGCTGTTGCAACTTAAGGAAGAATTGGCAGACAACAAAATAACAACCGACCAATACAATGCGGAAACTAAAAGGATGGCAGAAGAGAGACGTTCTGCCAGAGCTGCTAAGTTATCCGGGGGTGACAAAAATATGCAGGGATTATGGTATGAATATCAAGAGATGATGGAGACTCCTGAAGGGCAGAAGAAGGTGAGAGATATCCTCAGAAAAATTAAAGCGAAGGGTGCCAATCAGCACAACATCCGCTACATCATGGACAAGTTGAAAGGTAGGCCATCATCTGGTGGTGGAAAGAATCCGAGTCAGCACAAGAATACCACTTCTGGCAGAGTGAAAAAGAAGAAAAGACCATATTAATAATGTAAATAAAAAAAACTATGGCAGATAACGACAATAGATACAGGTTGTGGCAAACGATAAGCAAGGAATATGACCTTCCTGACTACAACCAGTTCAGCAAGGACATGGAGGACGCAACGAAGCGCAAGTCTCTGCATGATGCAGTTGCAGCAGAGTATGAGCTTCCTGATTTCGACCAATTCAGCAAAGATATGGGTTATGAGACGCAGACTACTCAGCAAGGCAATCAGAACGCTCAGAATGCGAAGAAACCGCAGCAGACTGCACAATCCTCTCATGTAGAGGAGGGTAGAGGTTTGTCAAGCGACAATGGGTACAGCAAACAGGAAACGGAATTCGACAAAGCGGCTGAACAAGCCTGGAACAAACTTGCCCATAAAGGCGGAATCAAGTGGACTATCGAAGGACATCCTGAAGTCAAGATGGTCGCAGTCACTGATGATCTTTTAAAGAGATTCCCTCAGTTGGAGCAAATGAGAGGCTATCAGGTGCCCTTCAATATGAGCACAGGTACACCAATCATGCAGAATATAGATGACAAGGGCAACATCATAACACCAGACGAGGCGAGCGAGCAATACACTAAAATCCTCACCAATCAGGACTTTGACTATGTACCTAAGCAGGAGACCGCATCGGTGCAGATAGGTAGTGTTGTCAATACTGCTCTTAGCACAAAGGGTGGATGGCTCGACCGCATGGCACGTAAGAGTATGGCTCAATATGGTGATGACTGGGAGCACCAGAAGTTCGAATCTGATGGTAAGGAGGTAAGCTCATCTGACGTGTTCGGCAAGGTGAAGCAGACTATCTATGATTACTATAACTCTGTGCTCAAAGGGATACGCACTCATCTGATGTTCAATTCGGATGAGGAGAAACAGGCTTATGTTGACAACCTCTACAAGACCGGGCAGTTGAAAGAGGAAGACATCCCGAAGGCAAATGTGCTTCACTATGTGCAGAATGTTGATAAGGAAGAGCAGATTGAAGCGGTGAGACAGGCCACGTTGAATCGTCAGTTAGAGTTGGTGATGGCGCAAGAAAGGTTTAATCAGCTTCCGCAACGTGAAAAAGGCGAATCCGACTTTGACTATAATGACAGGATTCTTCGTGAAGGTGCGTTATATGAACAGGACATTCGCAAACTCAAAAAACAGATTGCTCAATTAGATGCGGTCTCGGATGAACTGCAAGGCAACAACACATCGTGGAAAGAGTGGGGACATGCCTTCAAGACATCTGGTATCGGCTCATACCATGCCTGGGATTTGGGTGCCACAGACTTGAAGGATGCGATTGAATTGAATAAAGTCGCAAACGGCATGAAGAGAGGCATGCAGATGACATCATCGGACTACATGGCCCTGAGGGTAATGTCACAAGCAAACGAGGCTGACGCAATCGAAAATGCAGTTATGCCTGTATCGTACAAGTCCAAGAAGGGTGGTTTCATCTCAGCTCCTTTCTCATTCGGATTCTTTGTCGGTGGTAATATTGCAGAGGGCGCAACATCAACTGTCAATAAGGTTGTAGGGAAGGTAATCAGTAAGGCTGTCAAGGGTGCAGTCCTGAAGGCAGGAGGCAAGAAAGCATTGAGTGCAGCTACGAATCTTGCAGAGAAGGCTGCAAACACGAAATGTGTCAAGTTGTTCGGAATGCTTGCAAAGGATTTCGAAAAGGCGGCATTTATGGAAAACACCACAGGTGCAGCAACGACAGGTGCAGAAATCCTCAACCGACACATCGGAACTGTCACAGAGTCGGATGATGGCTTTAAGATGGAAGGAGAGTCCCTGCCTACTGCTATCATCAAGGGCGAGATATCACAGAATATAGAGTCGCAGACTGAGTTCCTCGGAGAACATTTCCCAAGCTCACTGAAATTTATCCGGGGGATGGCACACACCAAGGTTGGCAGTGCGATGGGACTTAGGAATCTCGCAGCGTGGTTGACAAAGGTATCACGCACGGAATTCGCTACAACGCTTAAGAGCTATGCTACCAGAGCTGGAATAAACGGAGTGCTTGGCGAGTATCTGGAGGAGGTTGCCGGAACTGCCGAAAACGCTCTCTTAGTCGGTGACCAGAAGTTCTCTGACCTTTTCGATGTGAAGCAGCAGGAAGAGGTTGCAGGTTCGGTGGTATTGTCGTGTTTGGGAATGGGTATATTCGGCACTGCGATATACACAGGACAACGTGGTCTCAATATGCCAACTTACTACAGGCTTCAGCACCTACAAAACAAGTGGGACAATGCAGGATTAGATTTGTTCTCGGGCGAGGAGTGGGCTAATCTGAAGGACAGGATTGACAACACACCTAACGAGGGTATGAAATTCGTGATGGCGGACATCTTGCGAGGTCAGAATATGACTGAAGAACAGATGAGAGCTGCCTACAATTATGCAAGTTGTACACTGACCTTGAGAGGCATGAATATCGGTGCTATGAAGGCTGCACAACTCGGTCTTACTGATGACCGACACATAGAGCAGGACAATGCTTATGTTGAGGGCAGACAGGCGAAAGATGAAGACAAACACGATATTCAGATAGAGTTTGAGGACAGGTCGCACGAACTTGCGGAAAAACTCGGCATCTCAGAGCAGCAGTTAGATAACATGAGCGATGAGGACTTAGAATCTCTCACAGGCAAGGATGATCAGCTCGACAACCTTATCTATGACTACCAGACCTCTCACGCAAGATATCAAGGTGTTGTAGACAATGCAGATGACGAGATAGACAAGGCGGCACAGGAGGCTGCTCGTCAGACTGATATGGCAACCGACAAAAGCCGTGGTACGGTGCGCAATGCTACCATCAAGGCAGCGAAAGGCGAGGAAGACTATGGTGTGTATATCGTCAGCGGTAATGTAGCGACAAACGAAGATGGCTCCATCAATGTGTCTGAGAGCGATGATATGATATTGTACTATGACCCGAAATCGGGCAAGATAGAGCATTGTGATGCTATGCGTTTGGCAGCCCTGGGTGAGGAGGTCAATGCAGAGGAGACACGGAATCAGGCGATTGCTGATGCAAAGGAGAAGGCTATACGCAAGCAAGCAGGAATCATAGACGGAACGGTAGGCGAGGGGACATCGTTTACCATTACGGACGCAGAAGGCAACGAGCATACCTACGAAGTACTTGCTGATAATGGTGATGGCTCTGCAATGATCACCATGGATGGCAATGTGCAGGATACTCCTGTGTCACTACAGGACTTGCAGAATCTCAAAGATGCAGAGGAAGCCAAGAGACTTGAAGCAGCCAAGATGCAGCGTCAGCAGTACGAAGAGGAGCGTGAGAAGCAGAATACTCCTGTAGAGGACAATCTTGACTACGCTGACATCATCAACACAAATGGCAATGTAGAGATTGCCGAAGTGGTAGACGAGGAAGGCAATGCTATGTTCCCGGATGCGGAAGAGGTTTTCTTTGTGCAGAATCAGGGCAACAGGGCAAAGGTGATGGTGCTTGACAATGAGGGCAATCTGCAACCGAAATTGGTCAAGAAATCATCAGTGCGGACGCTCGGTACAATGTCGGTGGACGAATACAGGCAGGGAAGGCAGCAGGCTCTCAAGGAGGCTGAGAATGCATCTGAGCCATCTCTTGTAGACGAGACCGAAACATCCAATAATGTTGTCCCGACAGGTAATATTACAACCGATAATACCACAACCGATGAGACTCAGCCGGGTAACGAAGCAGAAGTCACCACATCGGACGAGACGCAGAACATATCTAACGAGCAGGAGAATACTCCTAAAATCACGCTTGAGGACGGAACGGAAGTCCCGATGCTTGAGGATGGCAATCCTGACTTCTCCCAGCTAACAGCAGGACAGGTAGCAGAACTATATGACTCCCAGTTCGGAGAGGACGCAGGGCAGATTATAACCAACAATGTCAACAGGTCGAAGAAAGCCCTTGACAAGGCGAATGCGATGACCGTAAGCGGAGGCAGCTTTGTTGAGCAGAAGGCAAGCAAGGAGGCGAAGGACAAGGCTATCGCTGAAGCACAGGCTAAGTATGACTCTGCAAAGGCGATAGAGGATGCCTATAACGAGAGGATGCTCGCAAAAGAGGAAGATACTCCAGAGGGCAGACAGAACCTAATAGAAAAGGCAAGGAGAAAGTTAAATCGTATGAAGGGCAGTGTAAAGGATAATGCCCAGGCAATTGCACAATTATACGATGAGACTGTCGGATCACTGCTTCATCGCCTGTATGACAGCACAGGCATAGATGTGTTTGATGATACGGCTAATACCGTTGACGAATATGTAGCAAGCAGTATAGCACCTTACAGCCTTAACTATGAAGGTACGGAGACATCGAAAGGTGTAAAGCAGGAGACAGGTTTGTCAAGGTCTGACTTTGCGAAGACCGGGCTTCTTGCAAAGGAAGGAAAAGGTAAGACAATAGGCCAATTGGCTAACGACTTGTGGAGAGATAGACCTTCGAACTTGGAGAACATAACAGACCAAGACGTGCGCAACGCTATCATTGATTTGATAACGAGCGGTCAAACTGCTTTCGGGCTGAAGAACCACATCCAAAATCTACGTATCGCAGAGGCAGAGAATGTCCTTGAGCAGCAGAAAAGACAGGCTGATGAACTTGCTCATGCAGAAAAGCAGAAGGAGGAAGTGTCTCAGTCAACAGAAATGGTAGACAATAACGCAGAAGAATCGTCTAATACTGAAGCAACTCCAGCCGATGCGCAGGAGGAAGACAAATTGGCCGATATGCCATTTGAGGCTCCGTCACCAAATGAAGATGCTCCATTCTCTGCAAAGGATAAGGCGAAAGACCCTCTGGAGGTCTGGAACAATATGACAGATGAAGAGAAGGCTGCGTATATTGAGAAGAATCGTGTAAAGGATACCAGACTCGTTGATGATGTTGTCGGGAAGAAACTGCGCAAGGCGATTGAGAAGATTGCGGAGATGATGGGAGCGACAATCCAGTGGCAGAGAACTGATATGATTCGCAACGGATGGTTCAACCCTAACACCAAGACCATATATCTCGCACTCGATTCCTCAATTCTTGAAGGTGTTCAGTTCGTCTTCGGACATGAGATGACCCACGACATAAAGACAAAATCTCCTGCCATGTATGACGAGCTGAAAAAACTTGTCAAGGAGAAATATGGTGAGGAAAAGTTTGAGGCGATGACGAACAAAAACGAGAAACGATATGCTGATGTCGGGAAGACAGATGAAGACAGAAGCTATTATGAGGAGGAGACTGTCGCTGATGCTATCGGTGCTACGATAAGAGACCTGAATCTCACTCGTTCTCTCGCTCTGAAGATGTCTCATCCGTTGCTTGCCAAGATGCACGATGTGTTGCTGAAGATAAAGAATGCATTCAAAGAAACACCATACAAGGAAAAAACGAATGGCATCATCCGCACGATAGAGATGGCATACGTGAAGACTGCCAACAGGGAAGCGGTCAATACTGCTACTCAGGAAGGTGAAGGCGGTCAGAGATTGTCTTTGCGTGAAAAGCCTGCACCAAAGAAGACTCAGAAGGTGTACAAACTGATGAGACTCGGAGAGGATGGAAAGCTATATCCTCTCTTTATCGGTAGCGGTGCAGAGGTAGAACTTGGCAAATGGTATGATGCAGAATCTCCTAAACTACAAGACCTGACGAGTCTGTCTTCCAATGACTATGTCGGCACAAGGACAGTCACGATAAATGGTGTTGACGTGAAGGAAAAGTATAACTATGGTGCATATATCGTCAACAACGAAACAGGTGAAGCAATGTCGCTCGCAGACTTTAAGGCTAAGTACAGCAAGGAGTTTGCGAAGATGGGTAAGAATCCGAACAAGAAGGCCGTGAACTGGGCTACGGACAATGGCTACAGATGGATAAAGATCGAGGAAAAGAAACAGGGGCAGAGCAGATATGGCGGTGAAGCTCGCAGCTACTACAACTATGGTATCAATGGCTCTGGTGGAGTCACCACATTTGCAATGAGACCGGGATGGCATGCAGGCTCGCTCCCGACAATGAGGCAGATAGGCAAGGGTAGCGGAAGGAATCTCCGTGATGATACCTTTGTGTGGGTTGAAGGCGAAATCCCTGCTGACATAGACTATAATGAGGAGGCGCAGAAGAATGCCGACAAGGACATACCCGACCACATTCCGACAGATGGCTACTACCTTAAAGCGACAAATGCAAACAAGGAGGCATCACAAGCAGATAGGGTTGGATGGTATGTGGCTGGTGCTTTCAAGGCAGACCGCATTATGTCCGACAAGGAGGCGAGAAACATCATTGACGAGTGGAATGCAGCTCACCCGGATGAGGAGAAGGTGGAGTATGATTGGAAGCGTGAGAGTGGTAAGGATTTCAACGCTGAGACTATGAGTCTGGAGGATACTCCCAAGTTCTCGTTAAAGGTATATCATGGTAGCGGTGCTGACTTCACGGAGTTTGACTTCGACCACATGGGCGAGGGCGCAGGTTCGCAATCCTTCGGTTGGGGAGGTTATGTAACTTCATCCAAGAAGATTGGAAAGAGTTATGCAGACCTCAATCGTGTCAGAAACCTTCCTGAAGATATATTTGATACCGAAAACAAAAAGGCTGCTGCAAGTTATGTGCAGAAACTGATAACGCAAGGGTATGATAAAGAATCGGCTATTCAGAAAGTTAGAAGTAAATACGATGGGTTCCTTGACAATTTAAACCATGATGATACCTCTCGAAAAAACAATGGAGTGGCAATCTTAAACTTGAAAGAAAGAATAGCTACATTGGATGAAATAGAAGAGGGGAAACTTCCTCTTCCTACAGTATCTCTCTATGAAGTGGATATTCCTGATGATAATGGCAGCAACTATCTGGAATGGGAAAAGAAACCTTCTGATGAGGTTGCGACTAAGATAATTGAAGGTATCTACGGCTTGGATGATAAGACCCTTGATGATATGGCTGCAAGGGATATTGTGTTCAGAACTCTTATGTATGATTACATCAAGAACGCAGACAAGGAGCAGATGATTCCAATCCTTGTGAAGACTAATGGCCTGACAAGGAATACTGTCTATGATAATGGAAACGTTGAGGATGATATGCGATTTGTGTACAATCGTTTGTCTAACTGGATGGGTAGCCCAAAGACCGCAAGTAAGTTCCTCTCTTCTCTTGGCTTTACTGGTATAAAGTACCCTGCTGGTACTATCTATGGTGGTGCAGAGGAAGGTGATGTCAACTATGTTATCTTCAAGCCAGAGGACATGCAGATTGTGGAGCATGAGAAGTTCTCAGTGAAAAGCAATGTAGACAATCAGGGGAATCCTTTGAATCAGGATGGCACGTTGAAGTTGGAAAAGATTAAGTCCGTTGATGAGTTGACGGATGAAGATTTCTTGCATCCTACTAGAAATGTAGAATTGCCTAGCTTACCAAAGAAAATTGCTGATGCTATCGGAACAGAAGGCAAGCCGGTTATTATCAAGAAGAATATCTTTGAGCGTAATTATATGAGACATAAGGACGTTACTCCTGAATTGAGTAAAAAAATCTTTAAGTCTGCTTTATACAATCCTGATTTGTATGGTCAGAATCAAAAGAAAACCAGGCCATATAATTGGGTACTTATCAACACGAAGGACGAGAAGGGCAATAACCGCACAGTATTATTAGAGGTAAATCCTAATAAAGACAATGTGGAAATCGTTCATTGGCACTTTGTGAATGATAAAAATTTGGGATTGATAAAGAAACAAGCCATCCGTGAGGGCGACCAAGTCCTCATACTGCCTTCTGAACAATCAGAAGAGGTTGGTGGTCTTTCCAACCTTACGGATGGCTTATCTGCTGCAAATATAGCCAATCCTTCTGAAACTTCAAAGCAAAACGCAGAAAAATTCTCGCTTCGTTTGCAGGATGCCATCAACGAGACCGACACAGAGCCGACTGAAGCACAGAAGAAGAGCGGCAACTACAAGAAAGGTCATGTCAAGTTCGGTGGCTATGACTATACCATAGAGAAACCGAAAGGCTCATATCGCTCTGGTGTGGATGAGAACGGCAAGGGATGGAAGCAGAAGATGAATGACACCTACGGCTACATCCGTGGGAAGTTCGGCAAGGACGGTGATCACCTTGATATGTTCATCAACGACAAGGCAGACCTTGACAGCTGGAATGGTGATGTGTTTGTCGTTGACCAAGTGAATCCCGATGGTAAGTTTGACGAGCACAAGGTGATGTATGGTTATGGCTCGCTTGATGAGGCGAAGAAGGCATATCTCTCCAACTATGAAAAGGGATGGACTGGTCTTGGCAATATCACTCCTGTAAGCAAAGCAGGCTTCGACAAGTGGCTTGACAAGAGTAACAGGAAGTTGAAACCGTTCGCTGACTATGCTGACATTACATCGAAGACGAACATGGATACTGCTCCAAGCAGCTTTGAGGAGTTTTTGGAGCACCCTGCGGTACGTTACTCTATCCGTAACGAAAAGGAGAGGGCTGCTGCTGAGGATGCCTACAATTTTGCACAAGAGAACAGGCCCGACAGATACTCTCGTTATGCCATCGTGAATATGGAGAAACCCGGAGCAGTGCCTCAGTATCTTGAGAAGAAGGCAGTTGCCGACAACTGGAGAAGGTATTACAACAAGTTGAAATGGGGTAACTACAAGTTGTTCGACCTTGACAAACCATTTGAGGATAACGTGAAGAATCTGGTAGGCAAGTTCCCGGAAACATTCAGAAAGAAGAATGATACTACTCTGTCTAAAATAAATGAACTGACTGCCGACTATAACAAAAGGAAAGAAGAGTATGATGCTATGTCAAATAGCATCCAAGAACTTTTGAATGGTCTTATGAAGCAAGGTCGTTCTTTGGCGGAGGCTGAAAGCGTTATAAGAGATTGGGGACTGTACAAGGAAATGGACTCCAAGTATCAGAATTTGATGGGCATCCGCAAGCAGTTGAATGAGTTGAGGAGCGGAAAGGTTGCTGATGGCGAGAGGTATTTCCGTAACGAAAAGGAGAGAGCTGCTGCCGTGGTTCCTGATAACTTGGGCGAAGATGTACGCAAAGGTATAGAGAATGCAGGCTTGCCAATGTATGACTACGACCCGACCAAGGAAGGTGACCGCAGTCGTGCCTTCAATGAAGCTATCAATAGTAGCGACAATATCCGATTCTCTCTGAAAGAAGAAAAGGACAAGATTGTGTCTGATGCCAAGGCGAACGGAACCTATATGACTGCTCCTAATGGTGAGAAGACCAAACTGAATGCAGAGCAGTGGGTAACTGTCCGTACTACCAACTTCAAGAACTGGTTCGGTGATTGGGAGAATGACCCTGAGAATGCTTCCAAGGTGGTAGATGAGAATGGCGAACCTATGGTGGCTTGGCATGGAAGAAGTGCTGAGTTCAATACCTTTGAGAAGAAGGAAGGTGTCCGCTTTATCATGGGGCTTGAAGATAAGGTGAAGGCAGAGGGATTCTTCTTCTCTCCTAATAAGGGATTGGCCGAGGAGTTTGCGTCCAATTCGTTTAGACATCGTGGTGGAAAGGCTAATGTGATTCCTTGTTTCCTGAATATACGAAAGCCGATGGATTTGACCAAAGAAGACTATGATAGAATCTACGAAGATGTGACTGGCTGGGACTACATCGTTGGCATGGATACTCAAGACAATCTTTGGGGTATCATGGATGAAGAGGGCATGGCTGACAAGATTAAGGGAAAAGGCTATGATGGAGTCATCTTTGTTGAAGAGGTGGATGATAGCTATGAACCTACCAAGATTTCCTATTGTGCTCTGGATGCCAACCAAATCAAGTCCGCCGAGAATAACAATGGTGATTTCTCTGCCGACAATAATGACATTCGTTTCTCTCTGAAATCAATGATGGAGAAACCTGAGGGATGGAAGCAAGCTAACAAAAAGGCTATACATATTGCAGAAGCTATTGAGCGTGACCCTAAATTCTCCTTGAAGAACCTTGATGGCACTCTCATTAAGGCAGGAATTTACTTTAGCGGTGGCGGTCTTGTTGAGGAAGGCTTGAAGGGTATCATCGACCCAGTGGTGGCAGTAGAGTATGACGAGAAGATAAGCGGTGTATATCGCAATAACTTCGGCAACCATATCGTGACTGCCGATGTGCGTGATGTAGACCCGAAGGAACTTGTAGGCAAGATAGACGGAGAGGTGGAGTATTTCCACGCATCCCCGGTCTGCAAGAACTACTCTCTGGCGAAGAACAACCACGAAGAGCTGGAGCTTGACAAGGAGACTGCTGCAAGTACTGCTGAGTTCATCAGCAAGGTTAGGCCGAAGGTCGTGACGATAGAGAACGTGAAAGGTTACAAGGACTCTGAGGCCATGAAGACCATCACCGATGCCCTTGACGAAGCAGGGTACAAATGGGACGCTGATGTATACAATGCAGCCGATTATGGCGGCTACACCAACAGAGAGCGTCTCATCGTGAGAGCAGTGCGTGACGGAGAGCTTCCACCTGTCCCGAAAACACAGAAGCGCAAGAGCGGATGGTATGAGGCGGTTGAAGACATCATTCCGACACTGACGGAGAAGAAGAATGGTGTGGCTTCCTGGATGGACGAGAGACTCAAAGCGGACGGTATAGACTGGAGGCATATTGACAAACCATTGTATGTGATGGGAAGCGGATATGCCAACGGTACTGTTCCGCATGCCTTTGCTGACGAGCTGCTGCCTACATTGCGCACCAAGAGCGGAGATGTGATTGTGATGCCTGACGGAAAGGTATACCGTGCGATGGGCAGGGTACTCGCAAGAGTTAGCGGAGTAAGTGACGATTACCAAATGCCTGCCTCAGAAGCATTGAGTCACACGATCATCGGCAACGGCATACCTACCCAACTGACAGAAAATGTCATCGCTCCCCTTGTACGTGATGTGTTGCACCCTGCGGTGGAGGAGAAGGCATCATTGAAAGATGCAGACAGGAAACAAGCCCAACTGGATATTATATTGAAGACCAATCCGATGTTGGATGATTACCATACTGGCATCAGGAAGGTAGAAGATATAAAGACCTTGGGAGAATCGGTTGAGGAAGCTCGCAGTGAAGCGGAGAAGTATGGCTATGACGAATGGTCTGCTTATCCTGACATTACGAACGACATGTTGCAGAATGCCCTTGAAACTGGTGAGATAACCATATACAGCAGCAAACCTATCAAGAATGGCGTGTTTGTCACTCCGTCCTATATGCAAGCATCCGACTACGCAGGAGGAGGCAACGTGTATGAAAAGACGGTGCCGTTGACTGATGTAGCCTGGATTAACACGGATGAGGGACAGTATGCCAAAGTAGATGGTGAAAGATATTCGCTGAAGGAAGTGAATGACAAGTTCAATGATAGACTTGCGCAATTAATAGAGAATCCGAATCAAAAGGATAGGGTCCTTCATTTAGGCCGTTCAAGCCAGTTCTTAATAGATGGCGGTATTGCAGATGCTGAGATAGAGTTGGACTTTGATAAGTTTGTTCGCAAATCAAGCGAAAAATACAAGAACAACCATCCGTTCTCGGCAGGCGATATAAAAGATTTGCCCAAGGCAATAGCTCATCCTGTTGCTGTCTTTAATAGTACAACAAAGAAAGATCATGTCGTTATGACTGAACTTAATCATGATGGAAAGAATTTCATCGTTGCAATTAGAGCAACAGAACAAAACAGGAAAAACAAAGTTGTTCTTGAAGTAAACCAAATTACATCATTATATCCTAAAGGGGAACGAGGTATAATATATTGGATAAACAATAACAAACTGAGCAATGTTGATAAAGAGAAAGCCCTCCACTTTATCGAGGCACTCCAGCCCCATGCTGGAACCTTAACAAGTGAAGAGCTTTCGTCTGCTGCAAAAATAGTCAGAAATTTTGTAAATCCAAAGCAAAACGATGGAAATCTGCAAAAAACTGAAAGATATTCCCTCCGTGTAGACCGATACCGGGATGAACTGAATCAGTGGAAGAAGGACAATAACCTTCCGAAGGATGCTGAGAGACCGCAACTGCCTGTAAGAGAACCGAACGAGAGTGCAGCGGACTTCCTGAAGCGAGTGAAGGAATATCGCAAACAGGCAGCTCTGTGGGCAACCGCACCGACATACGAAGACCATCTGCTTGTGTCCGACACTGCACAGGGACAGTTTAACCTTGAGATGCAGCGTAAGGCAGTGCTTACACGTATAGTCATACAAGACTCAATGCTCGCCATCCGCAAGGCACAGGAAGCCATCATGAAAGAAAAAGGCGTTGACAAACTGAATCCTGCTGAAGATGCATATACGGCAGAGAACAGAAGCCATGGCAAGGCGAAGAACGAATTCGAAGAATACAATGACGAGTTCTTGCAACCATTGCGCAAGGCATACAACGAACTGATGCAGAGACTCGGCAAAAGCTATGACAACGTGAAAGTGTATATGATAGCGAAACACGGACTGGAGCGCAATGCATATATCGCCTTCAAGTATGCTCTTGACGAAGACTATGAGACGAACGAGGAGCGCATGAATGCCTACAAAAACTACAAGGCAGATATGGATAGGCTCAACAACGATGCTGACTTTGAGGCAGGAAGAATAGACTTTGCAGCATGGAAGCAGAGAGACGGTTTCATCCGAACAAAGTATGCTCCAAGCTATTTTAAGTTCCGCTTTGACGAGAACGGCATGACTAAGGACTACTCTGGTCTATCAGCCTTGTTTGACGCAGATGACTATGAAGGTGCAGCAGCAGACTTGGTGAAGGAGGTGGAAGATGCCAATCCTTACTACACCGATGAACTGTGGTATGCGACAAATGCCGCAACGAAGAAGATTCTGCGTGACAGCTATAATGCCGGGATGATGACGGAAGACAATTTCAATTTCGTCAGCGGTATGTATAGGAACTACATCCCTCTCCGTGGTTGGGGAGATACCAATGCAGACCAAGTGTGGAACTATGTCGGTGGAGGCAAGGGAGCATTCAATCAAGTTGTGAAGGAGGCAAAAGGTCGTAAGTCTCTTGCCGATGATCCTATCGCCTATATAGAGAATATGGCTGAGAGTGCAATCCTGATGAACAACAGGAACTGGGTGAAGCAACATCTGCTCCTGCTTGCGTAGAATCATCGTACCTCACTGCTCAATGTCAGCAAGGCATGGTATATCAAGACCAAGGACGCACAGGGCAACGAGGAATGGATTCCTGCCTCTCCTCAGATTACCGAAGGAATGACAGGCAAACAGGTGGAGGCAGCTCTTGAGGCTTTTGAGCAGAAGATGGAGCAGATGAAGCAGAACGGAGAAGCGACACAGAAGCGTGAGCATCTGGAGATAAGCTATCCGCAGACCAACGGTGAGGAGCGTGAGCACGAAGTGAGAGTGATGAAGGGTGGCGAGGAATATGTGATATATGTGAACGGAGACCCACAACTTGCCCAGGCAGTGAACAACACAAGGGCGAGAAAAGTCCGTGAAGGTATAGCGGAGAGTCGTCCACTAAGGATTTTAGCAAGGACAGGCAGATATATGTCCGCGGCCTATACATCCAGGTCTCCATTGTTCATCCCTGCCAACTACATGCGAGACCTCACGATGGCACTTGCTTCAACGGCAATCCGTGAAGATGCGAGATACAACTATCTGCTGAGACGAAATATGCTCAGACACTGGAATACATTCCCGATGGTGCTGAGTTACCAGAACGGCACTCTGAGAGAGAAGGTACGCAATGGCAGTGCAAGCAGGGTAGAGCAGATGTTCTATGACTTTATGATGAACGGTGGCGAGACGGGATTCGTGACATCCGTAGATGTTGAGGACTTGAAGAAGAAATTCAGAAATGACCTGAAGGACTTGAACCGAATGGCCGCGAATCCGAAGAAGGTGGGACATATCATCATGAACAGCATCGAAACCTTGAACAGGGCTATCGAGGACAGCAACCGATTCATGGTCTATATGACATCAATTGAATATGGCAGGAGCATAGAGGAGGCAGTCAACAATGCCAAGGATGTGACTCTGAATTTCAACCGTAAGGGAACAGGTGAGCACGGATGGCAGGCTGTCCGTGACATGTATCTCTTCATCAATCCAGCCGTTCAATCACTACAGACTCTCGGAGCATTGGCAAAGCACCATCCGTTCAAGTTCACGGCAGTGACTACCGGGTGGTTGGCAACAGGTCTCTTGGTACCGATGCTGAACAACTTGCTGATGAGTTTCTTCGGTGGCGATGATGACAAGGACAAGTATTGGCAGTTCACGAAATGGGATAGGAGAAACAATTTCATAATGTGGATTCCGTTCACCAAAGAGTTTGTGAAGATTCCTCTCGCACAGGAGTTCCGTGGCTTCTATGGTGTCGGTGATATGATAGCCTCCAAGTTGTGGGGAGGAGAAAAAGCGGAAGAGAGCTGGGGTGATTATGCTTTGGACTTGGCAGGGCAGATAGTGGATATGTTGCCACTCGACCCGACAGGTTATGATGGCAATATAGGTTTGGCCCTGACACCAAATGCAGCTCGCCCAATAGGAGAGTTGGCATTGAATGTAGACTTTACAGGCAAACCTATCTTCAAGAATTCCGAATACAACAAGTACGACCCGAACTTCACCAAGGCTTATGTCGGCACTCCAGACTGGCTGGTGCGCATATCAAAGATGGTGAACAGCATTGACAACAAATACCCGGATGTCCAGCAGAATGCGATTGACAGATTCGGTGATCCAAAGTTCAATCCGAACAATCCTGCTGTCATTGACCATTTGCTTTCGTCATATCTCGGTGGCTCATACACGATGGGAAGCCAGATAATCGGTGTCGCAACTAAAGCATTGAACGGAGATGACATCAAGATGGCAGACATACCTTTGGCAAGCAAATTCGTTTCAAATCCTGATGACAGACCTGTCAGCAAGAAGCAGGGAGAGGAGTTCTGGGATATGAAGGAGAGACATGACAGAGCAGCCAACACTCTGAGCAAGCTGAAGCAAAAGGCAAAGGTTGACGGAGACTACTCTACGCTTGACATATTCTTCGGTTCGGACGAATACAGGCAATATAAGGAAGATGACAAGAAGGTCAAGAAGTATGAGGAAGACCGCAAGAAAGAAAAGGCACAGGAGACAGGCGAGGCGTACAGACCTCACAAGACCACTGCCGATGATGTCTACAAATCCCATACCACTCCGAAGGATGACTTTGAGGATATGAAGATGAAGCAGCTTTATGAGAAGCTGAACAGTTACAAGATACGCTATGAGGCTATTGACGGAATATCAGGCGAAAGGGGTGATGCCTACTACAAAGCCAACAAAGCTGCCATTGATGCAATCGAAGAGATAGCATACGACAAGTCTCAGATAGCAAGCATCAAGAAAGGATTCCTTTCAGATGGGCAGAACACCTATGATGCAGACGGAATGAAGGATATCCGGGAACTGAGAAAGCGGATTCTTAATGTTCTTGAAAAGGCGAACAAGGCAATGATGAACAACAGGAAATAGCTGAAATAGCAGAATAAAAAAGGCGAGGTAGAAATGAATCTATCTCGCTTTTAAGTGTTACAGGTCGCTGTATTCTTCAACTGCATTGAAGCAGGGACAGCTCTTCTGCCAGTTCTTGGGATTGTCCTCACCCCAGATGCTTCGATGTCCCATTATCTTAGCATCGGGATATTTCTTGTGGAGTATACCAAGCAACTTCCGTAATGTAGCCTTCTGAGCAGGAGTCCTGTTATCTACAGGTATAGCTCTCTTGTTAGGTCTTTCAACTCCTCCTACGTAAGCTACATTAATGGCGGTTGCATTATAGCCCTTTACTCCGTTGCTCACTTCCTCTACTGCAAGCATCTGGTGGATGGCTCCATCTGCGGTTATTACGTAGTGGTAGCCGGGTTGTTTCCATCCTTTATGACGAAACTCTGCCCATAGTTCCTTCACTCCCCAGCTCTGCTTGCTCGCAGTGCAATGCACGAAAATACGTTCAATCTTTCTCATATCTTTTACAGCTTCTTTACTGTTATCTTAATATCTGAAGTTTCAGCCCAAAACTCTACCATATTCATTTTATCTGCAACAGGTTTATAGGATTGTATATAATAGGAATCATCTGTAGAACCAGTTTTTGGTATTCTGCCTATTTTCAAGGGTGTATCTACAAAGTTATAAATTCTCATTCTCCATTTAGTCAGGTCACCTACAGTTTCTCCCTTATATACCTCCATAACAGCTCCATCACTGCCAATACCTGTAGAATCCACTACTTTACCGCCAAAGGTATGTGTTGAACTATTATTCTTAATCTTAGTCTGCTTTACCCAAGGAGAGTAAGTAATAGGCATGCAACATTCCACAAGACTTGAACCATCATATCTGTAGAACTTACCGTTTGTATTGCTTACAAACAGTCTGTCTTTACGTGGTTTGAGGGTAGATTGATCCACATAGTCTGCACTGTCTGACCAATTGGAATAATATGCTCCTGCTTTATATGCTACAAACTTCTGCCTTGAAGTGTCAAAGACAATATAGTCCCATCCAGTTGTAGAGCTGTTATTCAGAGTACTTGCCACTCCCATTTTAAACTCCTGTACGGCTCCCATTACAGGAAGATTCTCTCTTGGCACTCTGCTACTGCCATCAAGAGGAGCTACCCAATCTGGTTGTCCTATATAGTCAATGAGGACCACTTCATCTGAATTTGCCTTCTTGTTGAGTTCCCTCTTTATATTACTGAATATTCTCTTAAGTAGAGAACTGGTTATCTTTATTATATCAGCCATAGTTTCTTCATTTGAATTTAAAAAGGGAAGGAAGTCAGTTATCCGACACTCCTTCCCATTGTTGAATTAAAACGTAAACTCAGTAATCTTCCTCACTTAGGAAAGTGTATCTGGAGCAGTAGCCCACAGGTTGTCAATCTCTGTAGGAGTCAGATCCTTGAACTCAGCCTTGAAGCTATTGAAAGCAGTTATGGTGTGATAAGTACTTGTAATGACATTACCACTGCCATCCTGGGTTGCCTTTGTTGCACTTGCTGCTGAGGTGGCAGTATCTGCAGTACCCTTAAACCTCTTGGCTTCCATTGTACCTGTACCTACACTCAGCACCTTGCCCTCTGGAGTGAAAGTCAAATCTTTGAGGTAAACACTCTGTGCAGCCTTGCCGTCAGTAAGACTCTTCTCAGCAGAACCAAGGATTGGATAAGCAGTAGTAGATGCTTCTGGCACTACTGCCTGATAAACATTCTGGTCTGTCCAAGGAACACTTACTGTAGCTTCACCTGTAGAGGCATTTACATTCACACCATAGGTCTTGCCAGATGTAGTTCCAGCCTTGATAAGACCCAATGTTGAACCTGCAATCTTGGTTGCATCAACCTTCTTTGCAATAGCATCATGGATAGGGTTGCCTGCTGTGTTAGCCTTGGTGCTATCACTTGTGTTGTCCACATTGCCAAGACCTACCTGTGTCTTGGTCACTCCATGAGGATTGCTCGTATTACCTGTATGAGCAGTAAGGTCTGCAGCCTTGGCATAAGGAGTAAGATCCATTTCTGCCTTATATTCACCAAGTTTCTCAAACTTGTCTGTACCACCTACAGTTACCTTGATATACTCAGCATAGGTGTTCTGGGTTCCGCTTTCACTGGATGCTACCAAATAAATCTTGCTCTTTGAAGCTGTTGCCACATCAGGAAGCTTAGTGACAAACTCTGCTACAGTGAAGTCAAGTTCAATGTTGCCACCATTCTCAAGTGACTGACCATTGATTGTTGCAAGAGCACCCTTTGCAATTTTCTTCTGTGCCTCTGCAAGTGCTCCTGCTGCTGCTGTTACTGCATTGTCTGCTGTACCCTGTGCAGTTGTGATTTTACCCTTAAGAGTAGTCTCTGTATCCTTGAGAGCTTTCTTGACGTTTGAACCAAATCTTTGAAGGTTCTCGCCTGTAATGTATTTTCTTTCTGCCATAATAATATGAAAAATTAATGATTAATATTTGTTTCTGATTTATGCGTTCCACAAGGTGTCAATTTCCTCATTTGACAATGAAGCCAAGTCTGAGTTCTTGACATAAGTAGTCTCTGCAACCGTAGTGTCCACCTTCTGTGCAAGCTTGGTGTCAATGCCTGAAACAGCATCATTCAAGGCTGTTGTTGTAGCATAACCTGAAAGGTCTACTTCACCACCTGTACCCTTGAATTCACTCCAGCCTGCAGCTTCTTTTCTTTTGCTCCAGTCTTTGAGCTGATAGAGGGCACCATTTCCCTTGCCATCAGCATCCACCACATACCATAGCTGACCTATTGCATCACTGCCAGTATTATCTCCACTTGCAGACAACTGCCAGTCATTCAGAGCATACAATGCAGTGAGATTAGCCACAGTCCTGTGACCACTCACTTCATCCGCATAGACAATACCATAGCCTGTTGAAGTATTATTGTTAGTGCGAAGAATATTCGCCTGTCCTAAACCTTTTCTTACTGTCATTTTCAATCCTCCTGTTTAAGCCATTTCAAGTTTTGCATTTGTGAATGCTCCACGCTGCACACTTGTATAAACATTATATTCCAACTCTTTCTTGGTCTCTGGGTCTGTTACAGTGACCTTTGTGAGATTGAAGCCTCCGTCAAGCAATGGAGTGGCATCATTCATCACAATCTTGCTGAGGTTGCCAAGCACTGACGGATAGGCATACATATAATAGCTTGAGCTATTAGTAGTGACACCTGTAGCCACCTTTGACTTGCCATCACGAAGCTCATACTTCTTGCTTGGAGTAGGAAGTACCACACTTGTCAGAAGACTTGTCAGAGTGCTTGCTGATGGAGCAGCTTCTGTTACTGACGCTGCCACACACTTATACTGGAAATGTACCCTTGCTGATGCAGAAGAATAGTCAAGATCTGTACTGTCTGCCTGACGGATGATGCCATTGGCAAGCACAAGTCCCTGCTTCTTTGCTGATACCTTTGCAGTGAATGTCCTGTCAGAAGTGATATTCTCCACTGTAATTTCCTCAGAGAACACCCCACTTGCAGGCAATGCCTTGGCTGCCCAGTCTCCACCAGCAACTGCCGTAGGTGCCTTATGGGCATCATCCTTGGTCCACTTGTACTTTCCTGCAAATGTCACCTTATAACCATAAATGGTGGAAAGGCTTGACGTTGAAGGGAAAGTGAGAGCCTCGCCTGTCTGGGTGTATGCCTTCCAGCTTGGGGTAATGCTCAGTGATGCCAATGGTAAGTCACCTTTAAGAATACCCTCAATCTTCTCCGCATTTGCTGCTCCCTTGTTTCCGGGATATGCCGTACTGTCTGTTTCACCAAGCACTACTCCTCCCGAACTTATTTCCACAAGTTCGCTGCCGCTCCAGCGGTACTGCTTGTTCCCTGTCGTGTCAATGTAGATTTTTCCGGAATAGGGTACACCAGTGGTGAGTTCCTGAAAATTCTCTCTCTCAGACCAGTTACTATACACCTCCAAGAGCTTTGGTTTTGCAGTTCCCTCTGGTGTAAGAGCTGAACTGTCTTCTACCTCTACACCTTTGGTAGCATAGAATTTCTTGGTATTACTGTCATAAATGACTTTCGTCCAGTCAACTGTAGAGTTCTGTAGAATCTTGATACCCTTGTCGGGCATACCTCCAAATTCCACAACGTCATCCACATAGGCTGGCAGCATTCCTGAAGGAACCTTGCCGTTCACCAACTGTGCATAGTCTCCCTTTGCCTGCTTTTCTGATAGAGCAGACTTAACCTTGCTTACCAGGTGCTCAAGTCCTGTGTCATTTAAATATTTTCTTTCTTCCATACTTTATTTAAAATAAGTTGTCAATTTCTGTATTTGTTATCGGGGTATTGGCACATTGGTTGTAACTGAATGATGCCCATTCGCCCCATCCATCTGCCCTATGCACACGGAAAAGGATGTTATATTCCGTATCGGTTCTCACCTTGTTGTTGGAATCTATACAAACTGCACCCATCAATTGCTGGACTCCAATATGATTCTCCCAATCACAGACATAGTTGTAACATTCTATGTTTACACCATCACATCTGAGTTTGCATCTGCCTATGAATTTCGTGTCCTTATTCTGGTCAAAGGTGATGGCAGCGAGCCAAATATTGAGAAGAAGCATTATACGGTCATACCGTTCCTGACCTGTCAAACCCTCAACAGATTGCATAAGGGCAAAGTCCTTTACAAACAGAAAGTCATCATCATAGGCACTTGAATGGTCTCCTCCCTGGATATTGCCCAATACGTCTTTAATCTCATTAAGGTTCTCTTCAACGCTTTTGCCGTCGAGTCCCTTGACGAATCTTGCAAAGGTCAGAGTCATGTCTTTCCTTGAACTGACCAGTGTGTTACCGTATTTTAATTCTCCTGCCATATCAATCTCCTCCTATAGTATATATGTTGTCATCTCCAGCAACAAGTTCATCGCTCCAGTAATAATACAGACCGTCAGACTGTGCTTTATTGAAAGATGTAGGAAGCCCTGCCTGCATGATTGTGACAGGCTCTGTACAAACGAACCATACCCGGCATTTCTCATCTGTTGTCGTTATAGTAAAGCTGCGACCAGTAGCGAAGTTTTTTTCAAGTGTCAACTCATCCAAGTTAATCTGGGAGACATCCGATGCCGATGAGCTGCCGTACCAGAATGTATAATCGTCAGAATTGCCAGAGCCATCAGTGGTGATATAATACTTCAGATTGTACAAACCGCAAGGCTCACCGTCAATAATGCCAAGTGGAATCTTCGACTGCCTGTTGAATGGTACGATTGCGAACATATTGCTTTCGCAGCTTGACAATAACATTCCATCAGCCTTCCACGACACCTTTATTGCATAGCGGCCGATTTCAATATTGTCCGGGAAGTCACATATCAACTCATTGTTTACATCTTCCGACACTTTACATCTTAGGTTGATTTTTTCGCAAAACCCTCCAATAAGTTCAACTTTAATGCCGGAAGCTTTGTTCATATCGTAATCAACAATAGAGTTACTGTTCTTGGCAATTTGAAGTTTGCTTACCAAGATATGCAACCTAAAGCTATTTCCTTTTACAATCCGATATATCATGTGATGTTCTTTTTGGGCAAAGATAGGAGAAAAAACATTCCCCTATCTTTTATCCGTTAATAACCGAAACCAATATTATTCAAGTCCCTTCCATCTCAGGAATTTTCTCTTTCTGCTCTGCTGCGCCTTCCTGCTCTTCGCATTGGTATGGTATACGCAATCATGGAACAGGTCTTTAGGTTTAGCGTCTTTCGGAGTCAGTCCGACCTTGCGATATGCAAGATACTGATTTCTGTTAATGACCATCAGTTTTCCGCTCTGCATAGGAAGAACGTAATAGATGTCACCATCCTTGGATGATGCCTTCAGTGCCGCAGCCTTGGCTTTGCGGTACATCAACTCGCATTTGATGCGTTTGATAATTTTTCTCAATTTCATAATCGTTGAATTTAAGTTATACTTATCCTATAGTAGCTGCCGAAACAGATATTCGTTTCGTCAGTTGTCTCGTCTCCAGTGTTATCATTTGTGGCATCTCCATTTCGTTGAAACAGATATGCAGACCTATGGCTCTCGTCATCAGCAAGTCATCATGCTTTCCGTCAGCGGCTTCATAGACAGTGCCGTTCTTTTCGTAGGTCAGATATTCGAACAGGCATCTCTCGTCTCGCTCCACATACAGCTGCTCACGTATGACCTGAACCAGAACCGATATGACCATCGGCTTTGTCGCAACATTCGTGTGGAAGCCGTATTTGACAGGGACTTTGTTCTTGATGTCAGACTCGCTCTGCTTACGAGCATACAGGTTGTCGTAAACATCCTTTATCTGATTCAAGATAAACTCCGACTGATCACCACCTTCCAGAATACGTTCCTTGTCCTTCGTCTCAAGCGTATTGGACTCAATGACAAGGAGTGCATTGTCATAATACTTGGCTATCTGAGCAGCCTTCCATGCCAGCAAGTCCATATCAATATGACCATACCATTGTGCAACGACATACGGTTTTCCACCTTCCATCATCCAGTACCTGTCGAAGACAACGATGACAGACCAATCTGCGCCCTTGCTTCTTCCACCGATATCAACGACAACCAGATATCGGTTCGTGACCTTGCAATCGTCAAAGTATTCCGGCTTGTTCCATATCCACAGCTGTCCCTGCTTGTCCTCACAGAACCTGACGTTCTGCATACATTTCCTGCCCTTGTAGCCATCGCCATATACATCACCGATGAACTTGGGTGCCCTGCATCCCTTCTTGAACTTGTCAACCTTGTCTTCAGCGAACACCCTCGCTCCTGAATGCTTGAAAGCTTCAATGTCATCGGTAGGATATCCTGCTGCCATATCCGCATGGTCGGTGAATTTCCTACGCTCTGCGATATACCAGTTGATGGCTTCAAGCGGTGCACCAAGCGTCCACAACTTCCACAGGTATGTACCCGGTTCCTCACGGTCAGACATCGCATTGCCGTTGTTCCTGTTTTCATACAACCATTTGGCGAACTGCTCCTTTTCCTTCCTTGTACCGAAGTCAAGGTGGTACATATCATATATCTCAAACCAAGGAACGAAGAAGGGTTCGAACTGGGATTTGCCATCCTTGGCTGCAAGCCATTCCCTGTGGAAAAAGTTTCCTGTTCCGTTGGCAGTGGACTCAATAGCAATCATCGTCATCGGACGATACAGGATACCATTGGTCGCATTCTGAATGACCTCTTCAGGAGACTTACCATCGGTCTTCTTCCACAGTCCGACCTCAGACAGGTGTACCAAGTTGTAATCCTCACCGTTGCAGGAAAGCGGTCGCTCCATTGAACCGACCTTGATCTTGCAGAAACGTTGTGGAACTTTCTTGACATTGCCGGATGTTCCGACTCCGACAAACTTAGGCTCGTTGTCGGAATAAGCCTCGCCCATTTCGTGCAGGAACTTTGTCGGGAAACTCTTCAAGGCTTCATCGAACATACCACGTATGGTCTCAGCCGTATCCTTGACCTGTGCGACAATGAGGGAGTTGAGACCTTTCATCCACATCAGTTGCAGCCACAACATATACATCTGTATGACTGTCGAGCCTCCCCATTGTCTCGCCTTAAGGAGTATGAGACGAATCGGTTTCCCTTTCTTCCTCCTCTCTTCCAACCAACGGAGCAGTCTTCTCTGAGGTCTTCTGAGGACAAAGCGGAATGGCAGTCCTCCTCCTTTCGGTTTGATGTAGATGAAAACCGCAAAGAAGAAGAACGGATCATACTGCATGCGAAGCCGTATGAACTGCTCTACTATCTGTTCGCTGTCCGATTCATAGTTCCGTTCTATAGGAGGCTCACCATTTCTCTCAGCCTCCCTGTCGCATTCGTCATACAGCTCGTCAAGATATGCATCAACACTTCCTGCTTCAGCGAGCTGCTTGATGAAAGGATTGCTTTTCAGTTCAGTCGGCAAGTACTGGTCTTCAATCGGGAATCCGTCCAGATGGAAATGGAATCTCCTGTCTCCACAACCAGTACCGACAACCGGGTTGAATTCCGTGGAGATAGCCTTGATTCTCTTCTCGTTCTCTTTGAGAATCAATTCCGTGTGCTTGTCTTTCCCTATCTGTCTTGGCATAATGGCGCATTTAGATAACCCCACAAAAGACCAAGTACATAACAATAGATGTGGACTCCAATTGCCATGCAAGGAAACACAAGCCCAATTGATATATATAACAATATGGTGAGATTATATTTCACCTTCTTCTTTACATAAGGTGCGATATATCCCATATAGGCATATACGAAACCACTTAACCCGATAATCGGGATATCATTTGGAAACGGATAGCTGACTGCAATGATGTAGAACACCACCAAGTCCCATCTGCAACGTATGGCAGACATACACTGGTGCAATGCCCAAAGGTTTATGAGGGCATGGAAAATATTCTGATGATATAGAGGATAAGAGAGACGTTGCAGAATGCCACATCCGGCATATAATCCCATACCTTCATGCCCAAGCAATGAAAGGGCAATAATCAGAATGAAGGGAACATAAACCTCAATCTTTTCTTTCTTTGTTCGTAACATCTGAGCTTCTCCTCCTTTCTCACTCTACATAGTATGACATGAATTGAATATTCGGTAAGATAGAAACTCGGTGCTTCCTCATTACAAATATGCCATATTATCTCCATCTTCGTGAGAGACGGATGCTCTTCGCTGTATATCTGGAATCTTCGGAAAATCTCCAGGAACATAGCCTTCCTTGTCGGAATCATGTGGTCAATGGATTTTCCTTTCAACAAGTCTAATATAACCCTGTAAGCCCTGCCTTCAGAGACCCAAAACCTTCTGCTCGGAGACTGGAGAATCCTTTTCTCAATCTCTGACAGACTATAATTGTCTCTTTCCGAAATAATTTCACGGTAAGCCCTCAACAAGTCAGCATCACGTTCTTGTGTAAAGTCACAAGATGAGCCTTTGAACTTCAT